AGATCTACACAAGGCTATTCGTCGGCAGCGTCAGATGTGTATAAGAGACAGTTTTGAATTAGTAATGTATGTATTAGATATATATATCTATGATATGTGTATGAAGTATGATAAAGAGGTTAGTATATTGGGTTTTAGTTCATTAACTGGTATTCCTGATAGTACTATTTATGATTGGGGGAAGAATACGCTAAGCCCGATAGCATCGGAGATTTTAGAAAAACTGAGAAAATATCAAGAAGAAAGTCTCTCAAATAAGCTCGTGACCGGGACAAAGAATCCTGTGGGAGTTATTGCGATACTCAATAGGCGTTATGGCTGGGCTTCGCCATATACAAGCGATAGCAGACAGCAGGCGAGAGCGTTAAGCGCCAACGAATTACCACAGTTAGGCGATTCAAATAGTCAGAATATTAAAGCATTATCGAGTGATAACATGGTTGATAATGCCAAGTAATTGTATATACAACAGATACAATTCTAAGCCCTTGATTTATAAGGCTTTGCGGAGTATCGAATTATTACAACTATTCACAAAACAGTTGTTTAGCGAAGAGTTGAAAGCATAGAAGCAAATTGTATATGCAATAGATACAATTTAAAATGCTTGATGTTTGAGAGCTAAGCAATGCGCATATTGGGTGCCCTGGGGGTCTGCAGAAAAAGCGACAAACCGCCCCACTTAGCCCCCCAAATATCCGCCAAAACAAAAAGGCTCTTACTCATACCTCAACCGCACCAAGCAGTATTTATTATTATAACATAAGTTATATATTAATTAAACAACATACACAATAATAATATATATACATACAACTATGATTAAATATTAGTTATATATAATATATAGCAGTAAAGGAGCTAACAGTGATGAAATTAACAGGATTTGAGTCTAACAAAATTAATTCCGATATGGTAAATCACCCTAGCCACTACAATCTGCCTGACCGTAAAGAGTGCATTGATGAAATGATTGACATTTACGGACTTAAAGATGTGGCGAAATGGTGTGAGATTACTGCATACAAGTATAAATATCGTGCCGGGCATAAAGATAGCTTCACGCAAGATATACAAAAAGCTTCATGGTACATGGTTAAAGCTCGTGAGCTTAAATCTAAGCATAGATGGGAGATTTTCAGTAAGATTGCTGACAGATACTTGCCAATGTTCATTAAAGGTATTTTTACATGGATTATGTTATTCTGTATGTTTCATGCGATACTCTTTTCCGACCGATGTTCAATGGTTATTTCAATAGTGTTTTTGATTTTTGCGTGCATAATCGAGTTGCTATCGAAAGAAAATGAAAATAATTAGATTTTGAGGTGTAAATCATGTTTGTACTAAAAATTGCAACAACAGTATGGCTGACATTAATCGCTTTTGGAATGGCAAATGCCACATTAAACGGAAAAGTGACAGTCAGTACAAGATTTCTTGGCATTGCGGTAATGTTCGGTCAGATACTTGCCATAGCATTCATGTGGCAGTAAATATAGGGCATTCGCCAAGCGGTAAGGCACAGGATTTTGATTCCTGTATTCGTTGGTTCAAATCCAACATGCCCTGTTCGGGGTTTACTTGGTTCCCCGACATTGGACTTAGTAGTTCCTTTCACCCTCATAGCGGAAAGCTGTTAAGAGCCGTCACAAGGCTCGTGAGGGGTTAATCGTGTATAATCCCACAATGCACGAGCGTGAAAACCAACCTGTCGTAAAGACATCTGTAATAGGCAGAGTAGACATATATACCCCCTTTAATTGTTAAACTAGGGCAACTCAAATCATATGAGTCTTAGGTGAGGTGCAATTCCTCACATGTCCTTTGCTGTAGGTTTCATTAGTTCTTTTCCTACAGCACATACAAATTTATATCTCCGGAGGGTGTTGCCACTCCTTAGACTTCACCCTCATTATCGGCATGTAGCTCAGTGGTAGAGCAGTCGGCTAATAGCTGATTGGTCGTGGGTTCGATCCCCAACCTTGCCGATTATAGGTTAAAACCTAGAACAAATAATTACGCAAAGCGAGGGAGTTTTGATGATTGTTGAAATATTAAATGCCCTTGAGGAGATTGGAAGAGCGATTGTTTTTCAACTCGTGAAGCGAATTACTGTATTCCCAAAATCCAGTGAAGCGGTGAAAAGAAAGTATTGCGGAAGTATGCTAAGGTTTCCATACTGTGCAATATTAGCTAGGCATGAAGCCTCGATTAAGCCATATCTATGAGGATAATATTTGATAATCCAGAAACCACAAAACTTAAAGAATCATAGGTATGGCGAATAAATTTGCCGATATGGGATAATGGTATTCCAATAGCTTGCTAAGCTATCCAACAGAAATGTTGTTCGTGTTCGATTCACGATGTCGGCGCTCTCACATATAAACGAAATGGAAATATAGTTGTTGGTTATCTGTATTATCCTAAAACCAACCCATATGTGAGTTGATGTGTGGCGAAATGGGTAAACGCTATTGCCGTAAGATAATTCGTTGAAACCAGCAACTTAGATGACGAGAGTCGCGACAATCATGTGTGGTTCAAATCCACACCACATCAATTCTGAAAATTGCAATTAGTAAGGTTCTGGTAGCATAGTGCGAGTTCGGTTCGATTCCGATTAGTATGGTACATAGCATTGATAAGGCTAGTAAAGGCATATGGAAATGCTATATAGGTTCGATTCCTATACTTGGTGTGAGTGTGGTGCAAGCCCACATATCGGATGTGGCTGGGTCATTCCCAGATATGCAGGAGTTTCGGTATTCCCTGCTGAAATAATTAAAATGCTTGCGTTGGTTGGCTGACAGTAGAGTATGGACAGCAATGTAATGAAGTGACCGGACGATACTTTCCAACGCAGGAAACCGTACAAAATGGTAAATTCAGTTGCCTAGTGATTGCAACACGAAAAGCGGAACCGTGACCGCCTGACAGCTGTTTTTATATAAATCACGGAGTTATCGGTACGGAGGTAATTTATGAATTTTAATGAACTTTTTGTAGACAAATCAAAGACACTTATCATAAATACTGATTTAGCACTTGTTTTAGGAGATTTAAACGAAGCAATAGTGTTAAATCAATTAAATTATTGGCTGGGAATTAACAGAAAAGCCGGTAAAAATTTTATTGACGATAGATATTGGGTATATAACTCTTACAGTGATTGGAAAGCTAAAGATTTTCCATATTGGAGTGAAAAGACAATACAGAGAACATTTACAAGGCTTGAAAATAAAGGAGTCGTTGTATCTGCTAATTATAACAAATTGGGTATTGATAAAACAAAGTGGTACACAATAGATACTGAAAAATTGCAAGAGCTTGTGGATGAATTTAATTCCGATGAGGACAAAATGACAAATCGACAAGACAATATGACAGACCGACAGGACAAAATGACCTGTCGAGAAGGACAATGTGACAGACCATTACCAGAGATTACTACAGAGAATATAAACAGAGACTATAATTCAGAGATTACGGGAGAGGTACATACATCTGTTTCCGAGAAACAGACGGCAAGAGTTACCCAACAGGATATGCAAGCAAAGAAAGATGATATGGTTAATAGGTTCTCTGAAATCTGCGACAACAACATTGAAAACAAGACAGTCGGAGAAGTAGTCAAAAACGCATTCCGCAGATACATGAATCTGTACGAGACATATTTTGCCAAGGTTCACCCAATCTTGACCGATAAGACTCTGACTAATGTATGTCTGTCGCTTTCTAATGTGACCGATACGGAGCATAATCACTTTGAGTGGACAGATGTTTACCTAGCAGACGAAACAGGGCTTACTGGGCTTGATAGAATGGTTAACGAGCATTTCAGACGAACACATAGGAGAGAGACTAACTACTCGATAACGCATTTTGCTAAAAGCGACTATCTGCTACAGTTGGCACAAGGCATTATTGAGTATTAAACGGAGGTATAAATATGGCAAAAGGAGTTAAGACACGAAATATTGACTCATTCCGAGAGGGATTGATGGAATACACATATGGCAGATGCTCACAGGCACAAGCTGCAAAGATTGCCGGCATGAGTGTGCCGACATTTAGGAAGTACGCAAATATGCACTTTTTAGGTATTCCGTTTCCTGACACGCTGTTTAAGGCAAAGGAGAAATAAGAAGCATGTGTGAATTTTGCGAAAATCCTACAAAATGGAATACTGATGATTATAGCTTAGTTCCAAACAGAAACTTATCAGATGGGATTATGCAAGCAGAAGATAACACGTATCAGATTGGTGTGTTTAACAGTTATTTTGATTTTTGGGAAGTTATGGATATCGATTATTGCCCTATCTGCGGTAGAAAGCTGGTGGAAGAATGAAACATCAAAAAGAATGGCGCACTTGCGACAGGTGCGGAAAAGAGATAAATATTCCAAAAGAGAAAAAGTGGTATGATTGCATAACACCACATTTAAGAGAAATGAAACTTAAAAAACCGGTTAGCTTTGATGAGTATGTAACAAACATTCGTCAGAACATTGTTTTACCGGAACCGGAATTGAGCCAAATTGATAGTATCAGACTTAAAGAATATTATGTCAGTGAAACAGAGAGCATTGATTTATGCCCTAAGTGCAGGAGAGATTTTGAGAGGTTTATGAAGAATGGAGCATGAAAGAAAATGGTGCACTTGTGATAGATGTGGTGCAGAAATTAAAAAAGGAATACTGTGTGGAAATTCGGTTACAAAGAACGGTATTTTTAATACCACATACGACTTGTGCTATAAATGTATGGAAGATTTTGAGAGGTTTATGGGAAATGAAACTGACAGTCGGAAATAGCGTATATGAAATGAAAGCAGAGCAATTAAAAGCTGTTTTACATGTTGCAAGTAAACAGGTTCCGTTTGGAATTTATGCGGTCAGTAAAAAGGTATGGCTATTCTTTTGAAGGAGACCTATTCCACCAATGAGGAGCTGAAAAAGGCTGTTTCTGATTATGCGATGAAAGGATTTAAGGTGTATTACAATGAGCATGGCAGAAGTAATTAAATCAATAGAGCGTGAAGCGTTTAGAGAAGCACAATCGCACGAAATAGGCGGTAGAAATGGTGAGCCTATAGATTGTTCCACCTTAGAAGATAAGCCTGTTATCGCGGCAGATAACGAGGCAGACAGGCAAAAATTTTATGAATGTTTTTATAAGCAAGAGCCTATTGAACCGAATAATAAAAAATGTAATTTGACTTTTTGCCGATACAATACAGACAAGGAATGCACCAACGACAAAGAGAGAAAAGAATGTGTCGAAGCTTCAAGAAAGGTGTTGTGTAAGGATGATATATGTACATAATGAACAGACCATAAGAGCATTGCAATGGGAGTTACATAAATTTTTGTCAGAAAATCAAAATGATATATCAAAAATTGACAGAAGAGGATTGCCAATATCTATTGAACTGAAAAACGGAGATACAGTTTTATTTATGACACTTACTGCTTTTCATAAGTGGGAAATTGGAAGAAGAAATTACAAAATAATTTAATAACATTACCGACTACGGACTAATCGTAGTTGCTGACCTTAGAAAGATAAAGGTTGATAAAATATAAAAGAAGGCAGAAAGGAATATATCATGGTTGATTTGAAAATATTTACAGAAAATATAGAACATGAAGCATTAAATCAGATATATACGCTTGTAAAACAGCCAGCATTTTCGGATTGCAAGATAAGAATTATGCCAGATGTTCATGCGGGAGCAGGGTGTGTTATAGGATTTACTGCTGATTTAGGAGAAAAAGTAATACCGAACATTGTTGGAGTTGACATAGGCTGTGGGATGCTTACTACAAACTTGGGGAATATTGATATTGATTTTGAGAGATTAGATAACATCATTAGAGAATATGTTCCAAGTGGTAGAAGGGTTCATGAAGAAGAAAACTCATCTGTCGCAAGCGATATTATTGAAAAATTGTATTGCAAGGAACAGTTGAAAAATATAGATTGGCTGAAAAGAAGTTGCGGCACGTTGGGAGGCGGCAATCATTTTATCGAAGTTGATAGCGATAGCAAGAATAATAAATATCTTGTTATTCATTCGGGAAGTAGAAATGTCGGAAAGCAAGTTGCAGAAATGTATCAGCAAATGGCGATTGATGATATTTCGGGAAAATCGAATTTCAAACAAGATAGTGAGAAATTGATTGCTGAATACAAAAAATGTAAAAGAGAAAGAGAAATCAGCAAGGCTATCAAAGAATTAAAGCAGTCCTACGAAACAAATACAACTAAAATCCCTAGAGAGTTATCATATCTTGTTGGAAAACATAGAGAAATGTATTTACACGACATGAAATTATGCCAAGAGTTTGCGGAAATTAACAGAAGAGCCATTCAGAGCATTATTTGTTACTATATGGGTTGGAAAGTTACAAAAGAAACGGAGCGATTTCAAACGATTCACAACTACATTGAACACGATACAAATATTGTTCGTAAAGGTGCTATTTCTGCAAAAGCGGGGGGAAAAAGTACTAATACCAATAAACATGCGTGACGGTTGCATTTTGGGAATCGGCAAGGGAAATGAAGATTGGAATTATTCGGCGCCACATGGAGCGGGGCGAACTATGAGTAGGTCAAAGGCAAAAGAAAGCATTTTGCTAGAAGCGTACCAAAAAGCAATGGACGGAATATTTACAACATCTGTAAATGCATCTACGATTGATGAAAGCCCTATGGCATATAAAACAATGATAAAAGATACTGTTGAAATAGTTGACATTATAAAACCGATTTACAATTTCAAAGCAAACGAATAAAAACAATTACCGACTAACAAGTGGAAAGGAAATAAATATGAAAAAATTATTTGTAAGCGTGCCGATGAAAGGCAGAACAGAGGAAGAAATCAAAGCAAGTATTCAGAAGATGAAAAAGATTGCTGAAATATACGAGGGCGAGGAATTAGAGCTTATCGACAGCTACATTGAGGATAACCCACCGAAAGACAGCAAAGAAGCTGTATGGTATTTAGGTGAAAGCCTTAAGAAACTGGCACAGGCTGATGTATTTATCGGAATTGATGAAGCATATGATTGGAATGGCTGTTATATTGAAAGAGATACAGCACAAAGATATGGCATTAAAACATACATGGCTTCGGCAAGATATGTAATTGACGATTATAGTGCACTTGTGCAGAAATTATATCCGGTTGTCGGTGATGTACTACTCTAACAAAATTTTACCGGCTACAGATTGATTGTAGTCGCTACCCTAAAACAATTATAGGCAGAGGTCTATAAGCACCTTTGCTTTTTAAAAGTGGAGGTGCTTTTCTTATGGCTAGTCAGAGCCTTATTTCCACAGTAAACGGATATGAAAATTACATAAAGGATAAAGGGGAAGATGAGCAAGTAATCAATGCTTATGTAGACGCTTGCAGTGTAGCCATAAATGGCGAGAAAGATATTGAGTATGGACTACAACTCACCAAGAGGGCAAAGGAGCTTATAGAGGACTTCTGCACGGCTAAAACAGGTGGTACGATTTGGGACTTGGATTATTACCATTTCAAGCATGAGACTACACCATATGACTTAGTTAATCACTATTTTGATTTATTTCTTATGGAAGCTCACTATAAGTTTGAGAGCTTTATGATTTACATGGAAAAAAATCGTCCGCCATGGGAAAGATTTTATTTGCCGAGAAGAAATCCATTGAGCCAAGTTGCACAACTCATTCAAGATTTGTACGATGACAAACTTGATGAGGGTATGGTGTTCTGCCCCGGACGTATTGGAAAGACTCAAATCGTTAAAATGGGTAATTTGTGGTTTGGCTCAAACAGACCCGAGAGGTCAAATCTATATTCGGCGTATTCCGACAAAATAACCGGAGGCTTTTACGATGGAACATTAGAAATGGTAAATGACCCAACGTACACCTACAAAGATATTTACCCTAAAATTGTAGAGAAAAAAGCTATCACAGACGGAAAAGACCTTACAATAGACTTCTTGCGTAAAAAAACATACCCAACATTTACCATGCGCTCTATATATGGAACACTGAACGGAGCGTGTGACTGTGATGGCTTGGGAGTATATGACGATTTATTTAGTGGTATTGATGAAGCATTAAGCGAGGACAGACAGGCTACAGTTTGGGGAAAGTTTGATAATAACTTTATGCCAAGAATTAAGCCCGGCAAAGCAAAGTTGCTAGGAATAGGCACGAGATGGGCACCGAAAGATGTTCAAGGACGCAGATTAGAATTGCTTGCAAACAATCCTGAATATAAAAATATACGTCATAGAGAGGTTATAATCCCGGCGCTCAATGAAAACAATGAGAGCAATTTTGATTATCCCTACAAATTGGGATATTCCACATTAGATTATAAGCGCAGAATGGCTTCATTTGAAGATAATGACGATATGGCTTCATGGTTCGCCCAATATCAGCAAGAGCCGATAGAAAGAAAAGGTCAGATGTTTAATATTGATAACATGAACTTTTTTGACCCGGCAGAAATTGAGGGAATAAGACCTGATAGAATTTTTTCGGCAAACGACCCGGCATATGGCGGTGGAGACTTTGTATCAATGCCGATTTGCTATGAGATTGAAAAGGAATACTATATCGTAGATGTTGTGTATAACGATGGCGATAAGGATATAACAATTCCCGAAGTAACAAGCAGAATGGAAAGCCACTTAGATAAGTTTCCAAGCAAAACAGCAGAGGTGCATTTTGAGGAAACAAAAACAACGTCTGCCTATCGTTTGGAATGCGAGAAAGTATGGAAGAAAGATTGCTACCCAATATTGACAAGCCATGACCCAGCAGATAACAAAACCGCAAAAATGGACAGAATTAAAAATCATGCTCCGGATATAAGAAAACTGCATTTCATAAAGCTTGAAAGACAAACTAAGGAATACAAGAAATATTTTCAAAACGTTCTCTCTTGCACATATGAGGGCAAAATGAAACATGATGATGGTGTGGATTCTACTGCGCAGTTGTGTGATATGATTTTTAGGGAAAAGCGGATAGCAAAGGTTGAAGCGGTACATAATCCGTTTAGAGGAGGGTATAGATAATGGATACAAAAACATATTTAGGACAGATTTCAAAGTTGGATTTTATAATCAAAAACAAAGTTGAAGAAATTAATCAGTTGAGAGATATGGCTTGTTCTATTTCTGTGTCTCTAAAAGAGGTTAATGTTCAGAGCAGCGGAGAACCTGACAAAATGGGAAGTCTTGTCTCTAAAATTGCTGATGCAGAAGTAGAGCTTGCGGAATCTATTGAGCATTCTTTTCAAAAAAAGAGGGAAATCACTCAACAGATTGAGATGATTACAAACACAAATCAGTACAGAGTATTGTACAACAGATATGTCTTGTGCAAAAACTGGAAAACGATCACTTCGGAAATGGAATGCTCGTTTAGAGGTGCGATGTCAATCCATGGAAGAGCACTACAAGAGTTTGAGAAGCTTTTCGGCTCTTACTATCTGTAATCATTTCACAAAAGTGCACATAATTGCACATTCTTTCACTACTTTTCCAAATACTTGACGTGTTATAATAATAATCGAAGAAATACAACCTGAGGATACATAAAAATTCTCATAATCCTTTCTCAAAAATGCACTTGGAATGACGAACCAGGTGCATTTTTTATTGGTGAAAAACATGGTAAAAGAACAAACAATCTATTGTCCGAAGTGCAACAGGAAAGTTGGCACTTATGACGGAAAAGGAAAAATCGACAAAGTATGTCGATGCAAGAAGTGTAACAAAAAGATTATTTTCAAAGTAGCAACGGGAGAAACAGTCAGGAAGTCGCTTCCAATTAGAAATTGCAGTAGCGGAATGACTTTTTTGATTTAAGGTGAAGAAATGAACAAGAATACTCTACAAGACCTTGTAAAAGGCAAATACGGAAGAAAAATTGCATATGCGAATGTCGAAGAGGTTGATCAAAGCAATATTTTTGAAGTTGTAGGGGAAACAATTGGAACCTTTTACTTTAATAAAAGTGTTACTAAATACTTGTGGGACTACTACAAAGGAGATCAACCGATTCTGTACCGTACAAAGACGATCAGAGATGATGTGGTAAACAAAGTAGTAGAAAATCACGCTTATGAAGCAGTTCAGTTCAAAGTTGGCCAGTCCTATGGAGAACCGTTGCAGTGCGTGAGCATTGTAAAGGAAAATATCAGTGAATATGTTGACGTGTTTAATAATTATTTAAGACGCGCTCATAAACATGCTAGAAATATCAGAGCTGGTGAGTGGCAGTCGGCAACTGGAACAGCTTTTTTAGCTGCTCAGTTTGAAAAACCGGGAGAAAAAATGCCGTTCAGAATTACAGTTCCAACTCCGATGAATACATACATCATTTATTCATCTATTACGGAAGAACCGCTTGTTTCCGTTCAAGAATTCAAGGACTTGAACGGTGAATGGTATAAGTCATGCCACACGAAAACGCACCAATGCATTATCAAAGACGGAAAAGTTGAAGAATGGGGTGTACATGCGTTTGGTGGAATCCCTATTGTTGAATACCCAAACAATTTTGAGAGAATTTCTGATATTGAGCTTGTAGCATCCATGTTTGATGCAATTAACAATATGCAGTCAAACAGAATGGACAGCATTGAACAGTTCGTTAGTGCTTGGGTGAAATTTGTAAACTGTACAGTTGACCATGAGACATTCCAACAGATGAAAATGGAGGGCGCTCTTGTTGTCAAATCAAACAATGGTACTGACAATAAGGCTGATGTAGATATTATGACACAGGAGTTAAATCAAACTCAGTCACAGGTTGCAAAACAAGACTTGCTGGATAATATCTTACAGATTCTTGCCATTCCTAAACTTGAGGGAAACACAGGTGGTGACACTCAAGGTGCGGTACAACTCCGCAACGGATGGGATATGGCTAAGACAAGAGGAAAACTGAAGGACCCGATTATTCAAGAGTCAGAACAAAGACTGAATGAAGTTATCTTGAATATTATTCGTGTAAGAAAAGGGAAAAATGAATGTCCTATTGATACGAGCCAGTTTGAAGTGATTATTAATCACAGCCCTATGGATAATATGCTAGTAAAGGCACAGTTTCTGGACTACCTGTTGAAAGACGGCACTCATCCGAAACTTGCATATGAGCTTAGCACATTATTCCCGGATAGTGAAAAAGCTTACATTCTGTCTAAGCCTTATCTGGATGTGCTTTACAAGACCTCTGATGATGAAAATAAGCAAAATCAAATTGATGATAATTCTAATCAGAATCAAGAACTAGGAAACGATCAGAATTTGAATGGCAACAAAACGCCGGAGGTAACAAAATGAAATACAACTACACAGTAAAACAAGACGGACAGACGTATCCTCCGGGAATAGATGTGCCGGATATGGGGAGCATTGTTTGTACCGAAGCATCAGGAAATGTTAGAAGCTATGAAGCTCAGTCAAAAGATGTTGATAAGCTCCCGACTTATGTAGATGCAGGAAGTTCCTGTTTGATGTTAGATACATCAGAATTATACAAATTCAACTCTGAGACAAAGAGTTGGCAGAAATTAGGATAGTAGAAATAAGCCAGTCATTGAGAAATCAGTGGTTGGCTTTTTCTATATAAATTTGCATCCATGCGTCAAATGGAAAAAGAAAAAATCCATGCTGATAGAACAGCGAAATCAAATGTAGATCACGGAGGTAATAACTATGACAAGAGAAGAAGCAAAACAAAATTTGGTTGCGTTAGGAATTGAAGATCCGACAGATGCACAGGTCACTAATTATTTGAATCAGTTTCATAATAACAGACCAGCTCCGGCACCGAACCCAAATCCGGCACCAAAGCCGGAACCTCAGCCACAACCTACACCGGCACCAGTTCCAAATCCTCAGACGAATCCAAATCCGTCACCACAGAACGATGACGAGATTGAGAAGCTGAGAAAACAGATTGATGCATTGCAGAAAGAGAACATCAAGAAAGATATTCGTGCTTATGCTGCTGAAAAAGGACTGACGGGTGAACAGGCAGAGAATGTTCTTGCTGGTTTTCAAGACAATTACGATCTTGCAAAGACAGCCATTGATTCCATGTCACAGATTATCGCCGATAAAGAAACAGCCGCCGCGCAGGCGAAAGAACAGGAAATCGCTAACGGTTCAATTAATCCGGGCGGTGGAAATCCGGGCGGTGGAAAACAAGATGATAAGCCGGAAGATGTGAAAAATGCAGAATCTATTGTTTTCGGCAACAAACAGAGTGAGCAGTCTGTAAAAGACTACTACGTTTTGAAATAAGGAGGAATTAAGCAATGGGTAAACCAATTGTAAGAGATTTTACACAAGGTAAAGGAATTCTGAAGTTCTTCCCGTATGAGGGAGCTGCTTGTGTAGTACAGCAGTCGATGGTATCTGCGGCAGATGACAACGGAATGAAAATTGTAAAAGCTGGAACGCCGTATCCGTCCAATGATGCTGAATGCCTTGGATATCTTCTTGAGGACGTTGATGTTACACAGGGAGATGCACCGGGAACATATGTATATCAGGGAACTATTGATTGGGAGAAAGTTAAGACGCTTTCAATCGCAGACGCAGCTAGAACTGCAACACCTAGAGTTACTTTCTATGGTGCACCAAAGATTGCAGAATCAAAAGCAAGTCAGGTCTAAAAGGAGGTAGAAGAACATGGCATTACCATTAGCAGAAGCATTTACAGCGAGAAGTCTCGGTGTAATGTGGAACAATTATCAGAAGACATTAGGAACTGCCCCTTATCTTGGCAGACAAAAATTCGGAACACGTAAACAGGACTCACTCGACCTTAGATTTATCAAGGGCAAGAACGGACTGCCGGTATCGCTCAAAGCTTCAAACTTTGACGCACAGGCAGAGTTAAGAGATGTTGGAGGTTTCTCTGACATTCAGAACTCAATGCCATTTTATCGTGAGTCTTATATGGTAACAGAGAAAGAGGAACAGGAGTATGACAATTACAGAACTTCTGAAAACTCTAGCCTTGCCAATAACGTATTACGTGAAATCTCAAAGAAACCAATGAACCTTATCGAGGGCGCATTAGTTGTACCGGAGAGACAGATTTGGCAGTTACTTGCACCTACAGATGGAGTTCCAAGAATAAAGGTAACTATTGACAAAAAACCATATTACATTGATTACCTTGCAGATAACGAGAAATCAGAGCATACAGCACAGCATTACAAGACTTTTACAGGCACAAGCGCATGGGACAAGTCGGATACAGCTACACCACTTGACGACCTTATTAAGTCCAAGAGAGACTTCTCAAAGGCAACAGGATATTCTCTCACTCGTTATACCATGAACACAGAGACTTGGGAAATGGTGCTCAACGCAGAAGATACAAAGAAACAGGTACTCGGTATCACAGCTTACAATGGCGGTATCAGATTACAGCAAGGACAGGTTACTGAATACCTTAGAGGATATGGTATCGAGATTGAAGTTTACGATAAGCTCTATGTTGACGAGTCAGGACAGACACAGTACTTTGTACCAACAGGCATTGTATCTGCGCAGTCTGCCGGAGTATTCCTTGGTGATTACACATTTGGTAAGACTCCAGAGGAAAGAAGCGGAAGTATCACAGACGGAAACCTTTCACTTGTTGAGACTGGTGTATCCGTATACACATACGCTACAAATCATCCTATCAATACTCACTGTATCGTATCTATGATTGGATTACCTACATTCGAGGGTATGGATAGCGTTATGGTTCTTAAAGTTAAGGAGGATTAAGGCTTATGATAGCAACGCACTCTATAAAGCATGATGGAGTGTGGTATAAAGTCGGAGACGAGGTGCCGGAAAGCAATAGCAATTCGGTGCCTTCTGATTTTATGAACCCACCTGAAACACCATACACAAAGACAGAAATTAACAGAATGTCAACAGCCGACCTAAAGAAGCTTGCGAGCGAAAATGGTATTGAAAATGCCACAGAAATAAATGGCAGCGACTTGAAAAAAATGTTAATTGAAAAGTTTGGATTATAAGGAGCTTGGCATGGAATACACCACATTAGAGCAAGTCAAAATCAGACTTAAACAATTTCATATTGATACAGTCACGAATGATGATGAAACAACATCTGATGTGGTTGTATTCGACAAAAAGGAAGATAACCCACTCATTGAACAGCTCATTAGACAAGCCACGGAAGATGTAAAAGCAAAAAGGTGTTATCCGGACACTTTCACTGATGATGATATAACTGCTGATTTAAAGCAGTTTGAAAATGTCGTTATCAATCTTGCTGTCTACGACCATTCACAAGCCGGTGAGAACTACATGAGCGCATTAAGCGAGGGCGGAGTGAGCCGTACATGGAAAGACAGAGATAAACTGTTTGTCGGAGTTTTTCCTTTTGTCAAAGTGCTATAAGCAAAAGAAGATTGTGCGTTACCAATATGGTAGCAGGCGGTACACATTAAGTGGTGGTGGGCGGTGTGCCAATTACCAAAGATGAAAGGCTGTAAGATGAATAATTTAATCTATCAGACATACATTATTGCCTTGCCAATTGTCCTGACAGCACTTTTGGGTTATATTGTTTGGCTTTTACAAGAGCAGAAAAAGCAAAAAGCGATAGACACAAAAGAAAGAAACGAGCGCATTGAAGAGGAAAAGAAGCTACGACAAGCAAACGGAAAAGGTACAATGCTACTTTTACGAGTACAGCTTATCGAATACCATGATAAGTACATGAAGCTTGGCGAAATTCCCTCATATGCGTATCAGAATTTTTGCGAGATGTATGACGCATACCACGCACTCGGTGGTAATGGCATGGTAACAAAAATGAAAAATGAGATTGAGGAAATCCATTTAGGCAAAGGAGGTAAAAGCTGATGGACTTTACACAAGTACCTACAGTAGTTGCTATTATGGTAATTACTTATTTAATCGGATATGCTTCAAAGCAGATACCACAGGTTAAAGATAATATTATTCCTATTATCGTAGGTGTAGCCGGTGGAGTACTCGGTATTGTTGGAATGTTTGTAATTCCCGGTTATCCGGCAAACAACATTCTTGATGCAATAGCCGTTGGCATTGTGTCGGGCATGGCAAGTACCGGTGTTAATCAGATTTACAAGCAGATAAAGAAAAATGCTTGACATTAATAAGCAAGCCATGAAATACGCGCTTCAAGGTCAAACAGTCACAGTCTATGAAAAAGACGAGGACGGAAATCTAAAGTTTTACGAAACAGAGGACGGAGAGAAGATATACTACACGCATGAAGAAACAGGCTTTTCGGAGCCGGTTGATTTTAGAGCGAATATATCGTTTGACGGAGGAGAAGCACAGAACAAGGAATATGGCTTTAATACGGCTGATTTTGATGCTGTTTTGCTGACAGACAGAGGAGAATACCCTTTTAAAAAAGGTGACGTTATTTGGCTTGATAGCGAGCCTACAAAAGACGAAAACGGATTAGTTGATTCAACTTCCGCAGACTTTACAATAGTGGGAGTCAAGCCCTCTCTCTATTCAGTTAAATACATGCTCAAAGCAGTTGTGAAAGAAGTGTAATTATGAAGATTGACGTTTCTCTGACAGAAAAATCTATACAAGATGCGATAGACAAGCTTGAAAGATACAAAGACCGCTTACAGGACAAGTGCATAGCGTTTGTTGGAGAGCTTGCTAGTAACGGCATAGACGTAGCACGAGCAAATACAGGCAATTTTGGACACTGTATTACATTTAGTTACGAAATTAAAGACACAACAGACGGCTGTACAGCTATTGTACTTGCTACCGAAACAGGGCAGATACAAAGCACATGGCAGACGGCTGACGGACTCAAAACAGTCGATGTATCGCCTTTGCTTATGGCTGAATACGGCTCGGGCTGGAGAGCTAAGCCACACTTCAATGACGCAAGAGGCGGTCAAGGAACCTTCCCAGGGCAGACACACGCATTTGACAGCGAGGGTTGGTATTGGAGAGACGAAAGTGGAGAATTACACCATTCATACGGCATTACACCTACAATGCCGATGTATAACGCATTTTTGAAAATGGAAAATGACATTATGAAAACGGCACGGAAAAATTTTAGTTGAGGTGATAAAGTGGCGAGTCAAAATCAATGGGTCTACGACCTTGAAAACCTCACATATGCAATTGTAAAAACCCGATGTGAGAAAAAATTGAAAACTAAATATCCCAAGCTAAAATTCACACAAGAGGAACAGTCGGACAGTGCAACGGCTAGCTTCCCAACGGTGCTAGTTCAAGCACTCGAACCTATTGAACAGAATGAGGATTTAGAGTGCGAAAGAATAAATACAGTGTTATTTACGGCACAAGTAATTGTTACAACGAATAAAAGCCGTTCAGAAGCCTTGAATGTGGCACAGACAGTGGCTAATGAATACAAAGCTATGTCATTCAAGCTGACAACGATTCCATTCGCTAGGAAAAACGGCAAATTATGGACAGCAACATTACGTGCTAGGCGGTCATTCGACTGGAACGATAGATTATAAGAGCCTTTTGGCTCTTATTTTTTTATGAAAAATTAGGAGGTAATACAAATGGCAACAGGATTAAAAAGTAGAATTGCTTACAAGACACCAACCGCGTCCGCCATAAGTGGCGATTATTGGGCTGGAACTTACAAGCTCTTAATCAGAGCTAAATCAATTCCCTCACCATTCGGTTCACAGAATATGGTAGATACTTCAACTCTTGAGGATTTAGTAGAGACACAGGAAATGGGCAGACGTTCAGCCGGTTCTATGGAAGTTGAGGGAGCTTTTGAGAAAAAGTACAAAGACGAGATGGTAACTAACGAGGGCAAGAAGCTCGATTTCATCATTCTCTATGGTACAGACGGAAAAGGTTCAGAGGGTATCTGCGCTTTTATCGGTCAGGAATCATTCGCCCCAGGTGAGGCTTCTGATGACCACTTAACAGGAACTGCGACTGTATCAGTTCAGACAGTGCCTAAGTGGATTGAGGATAACTACGATGTTGCGGTAACAGAGGATGACCAAGGCTATCCAACAGCAATCACACTCACAAAAAAATCGTGAGCCAATCGGAAAAAGCCGTAGCGGTTGGCTATGATGATAGCACGGCTGACAGCGAACTTGAAGATACAATATAGTAAGGTAATCGAGGCAGTGTTAAAACTGCCTCTTTCCCTATATAAATTAGGGAGAAAGGGAAAGATAAAATGAAAATTAAATTAAATGGAAAAGAATACACAGTTAAATTCGGATATGCACCGGTATATAAGAATAAAATTATCCCAAGGCTCGCAGGAATGGATCAAAAGGGCGAGGAACTTGAAGTCATTGACAACATGCTTGGATTTTTACCGGAGTTTTTGCTCGTGGGCTTGCAAAAGTTTCACGCTGACGAATTTGGCTTTGATTTTGACGATAAAGAAGCAAAAGAGAAGCAATTAGCGAAGATGTATGATTTGCTTGACGATTATCTCGACCCAGAGAATGAAGAGGGTGGAGATATAATGTCGCTCTACAACGATTTGTCGGCTGAAATGGAGAAAAACAGTTTTTTATCAAAGATGCTGGCGAAAGAGGTACAGACAGCCAAGAAGAAACCAATCAAGAAGTAGAAGAGCTTACGTGGGAAGTGTATTGCAACGAAATCCGCCCATATTGGCTGTTAGCAACTAAAGGCTATGGATTTAGCGTTGAGGACATAGATATGTCATGTCCGGCTGATTTAGAGCCTTATTCAAAGGCTTATATGCTTGAGCAAAAAGAAGCCGACTCCAACATGTGGGCTTGGTGGGGCACATACGGATTGAGCGCAACTCTTACAGCTATCGACAGAGCCTTGAATGGCAACAAGGCGAGAGCAAAATACATTGAAAAATCGTTAAACGAGCAGTACTCAAAAGATAACGAGCCTAAATACAAGGAGTCTAATGAGGAAATCGCCGTTTATGAAATGAAGCAACGAATTAACGCATTAAGACAGTCAGGATTACCTGAAAGTCCTGATTAATGAGGTGAGAAAATGGCATATAAAGGAATTGACGTATCGTCATATCAAGGAAATATTGATTGGAGCAAGGTTAAGTGGGCTGGTGTGCAATTTGCAATTCTTAAAATAATCCGTAGAGACCTTAATCCGGATAAAACCTTTGAAGCGAACTGGAAAGGCTGTACTGATGTAGGAATGCCGATACAAGGTGTTTATAACTACTCATACGCTACAACAGTAGACAAGGCAAAGACGGATGCACAGAGAGTGATTGAGGTACTTAACGGAAGAAAAACTTTCGTTTGGTTAGATGTTGAGGATAAGTGCCAACAAGGACTCGGGCAGACACTTATTGATATTATCAACGCATATCAGAGCGTTATCAAGAGTGCCGGGCTTAACTTTGGTGTATACACAGGGCTTAGCTTTTATAATCAGTACATTGCGCCATACGCAAATCAGATTAATTGTCCGTTTTGGATAGCACGTTATCCGTCAACTAAAGGAATGTCTATTGGTGATGAGCCTAATAGCGCAAAGAAGCCTGTTATTCAACATCCTCTGTATGGCTGGCAGTATTCAAGCGCGTTTACTTGTAGCGGTCTGAATAACAGTACTGACGCTAACTTACTTTATATAGAGCTTGATAAGGGCGATGGAATAGAGAATAATCCGGCACCAGTAGCAACTCCGACACCAATAGCAACTCCGGTAAAGAATAACGCTTGGAAAGGCAATGAGGAGTATTACCTCGATAATGATGATGTAAGAAAATGGCAACATGCTATGAACATCGGATTTGACACAGACGAACTTAAGGAAGATGGCAGATTTGGAGTTAATTCACAGAGATTTGCTAAAAATCACAATTTGTGGAGCGGTCAGAGACATAACTGCCCGACAGCCATTAAGTGGCTGAGAAAAACTCTGCATGACAAGTACCATTTTTACAAACTTGATACTGATTACAAAGAGTGGAGTGACTACCTCACTAAATGTGTCATGGTATTTCAAAAGAATAGAGGCCTTAAGCAAGATGGATATGTTGGGCTGATTACAACATACTATCTGCTCAAAGACTAAATACATGAGAGCTACTTTAGGGCAGCTCTTTTTTATTACAGGGAGGTGAGAAAATGGCAGAGAGCATTGAGCTTCAAATCAAGTCGGACGCGCAACAAGCGACTAGAGCCATAGGCAATTTACAAGCTAAGTTGCAAGGACTTGGAGATACTCTCAATTCCCTCAATGGTGCAAGCATAAGCAATTTTGCGAGTGGAATGTCTCAACTTGCAACATCACTTAGAAGTGTGAGCAGTATTGACACACGTACCTTTAGCAAGATTGCAACCAACATGGAAAAGCTTGGCAACCTTGATACTGCAAGGCTTGTCAGCTCGGCAAGTGCTTTAAAGAGCATGGCAACAGAATTGTCGGGCTTTGCGAGCATATCAAAGCAATCAGCAGAGATTACACAGCTAACAGCTTCAATCTCAAAGCTCGGTTCAAAATCAGCCGGTTATGCTGCAGATAACATCAGAAACCTTGGCAGTGCCTTAAAAGAGGTAATGACAACATTATCTAACGCACCGAGGGTCAGCAACAACATTATTCAAATGACTAACGCGCTTGCTAATCTGTCGCAGCAAGGCGCAAAAGTCGGCTCGGCTAGTAGGTCACTTGTAACAGGATTTTCAAACACAACTAAGTTAATTAAGAGTACAAGGAGCGGATTTAGGGGCTTGGCTTCAACTATCGGTAAGTTTTACGCAACTTATTGGTTGGTCATGCGAGCTGTAGGAAAAATAGGCAGTGCAGTTGATTTAGCAAGCCAATTAACAGAGGTTCAAAACGTAGTAGATACCACGTTTGGCGATATGGCAAGCAAGGTTGATGATTTTACAAAAACATCAATTCAAGATTTCGGAATGTCAGAGCTAACAGTTAAGCAAATATCAAGCCGTTTCCAAGCGTTAGGTACCTCTATAGGCATTTCATCAGAACAAGTGGCAAATGGTACGGCAGTGGCAAATAAAGCTCTTATGAGCCAAAATAACACGCTATACAAGACTACAGACAGTATGGCTGATATGTCACTTAATCTTACAAGATTAGCTGGTGATATGGCTTCATTCTACGATGTAGACCAAGCCGATGTTGCAAAGAGCTTACAATCCATTTTTTCGGGAACAATCGCACCATTAAGGAGATACGGACTTGATTTAACACAAGCCACTCTTTCAGAGTGGGCTATGAAAAACGGACTTGACGCAAATATCAAGTCAATGACGCAAGCTGAAAAGGTATTGCTAAGATACAATTATGTCATGGTAAATACGCAAGCTGCACAAGGAGACTTCGCCAAGACAGCCGATAAACGAAACGTTAGTTTCATGTGTCGCGCAGCATAGTAATATGCTGATGAAAAATCGAGCAAAGTCGGTGAAAACTAAGTTGATTTAGACAACATACTTTGATATAATATGTTTGAGGTGATTTAATGAGAACGTATTATATCTATAAGGCTACAAATAAAGTAAACGGAAAATTATATATCGGACAAACAGTAAACTATCACGCTAGGGTTCAACAACATTTAAGGTGTTCGCCAAAAGAGGATTGCTTATTTCACAGAGCAATTAAAGAATATGGCAAGGACAACTTTGAATGGGAAGTGATTGATAAATGCAATAGTTCACAGAAAGCATTGCGACTTGAAAGATTTTATATATCTTTGTATAACACATACAGAGATGGATATAATGAGAATAAGGGCGGTGTTGGTGGACACAACGCAAGAGCTGTCGTAAGGCTAGATAAGGACGGAACATTCATAGAAAGATACGATAGTGCGATGGAAGCCGAGAAATATGGTTTTGGTAATGTTGATGTATTATTATGTTGCAAAAACAAAATGCTGACATGTAAAGGCTATCAATTCATGTTTGAAGATGAATATAAAGCTAATGGAGCTAAGACATATGTAAAGCCAAAACCTATCAATCAGAGAAAAGTTATTCAATGTGACCTAAAAGGCAATTATATCAAAGAATTTGATCGCATAGCACAGGCTTCAACCGAAACAGGAACAAACAGGACAACACTGATAGGGGCATTGAAACATCGTTATAAAAATGCCAATGGATATATTTTTGTCTATAAAGAAGATTTTCCGATAAAAGATTTGAGCATGTATACTAAACTAAAAAAGGGTAGGAAAATAGCTCAAATTGACATAAAAACAAATAAAGTAGTCAAGGAGTATGATAGAATATCTGACGCTGGCAAAGCGTTGGGGGTCAATTATAAAGCCATACACAAAGTAGTTGATAAACCCGACAGGACAGCATACGGATATAAATGGATAAGTCAATAAGTCAATACCGAGGTAATCAATCAGATAGCGAAAGGCTGATTGACACTGTAACGCGTAGGAAGTGAATAAATATAATCTTCCCAAGAGTGCTCGACAACCATAAGACGTAGAAATGCGTCTTATTTTTGTGGTTGAAAATGTACGCTGAACTTATAGGAAACTATAAGAAGTAGAGGATAAAAAGCCTTTACGATAACAAATTGACATGGGCGAATAGTGTAAGAGTCCTTAAGCAAGAGTTTCAAGCATGGGGCAGCATCATAGGTAGCGTAGTAATCAATGCTTTAAAGCCGTTTGTTCAAGCCTTAAGTAAAGTAATGCTCAAGGTTATCAGCTTCACAAGAACTGTAGCTGACGCACTCGGAGCAATCTTCGGATGGACTATCGAAATAAGCGGTCGCGGTGCCACGGCTGGCGGCATGGAGGACATAGCTGGCGGAGTAGGCGATATTGGCGATAGTGCCGATAAGTCGAATAAAAAAGCACAAAAACTGAAAAAGACACTGCTTAGCATAGATGAGATACACGCACTTGACGATAACAGCGACAGTGGCAGTGGTGGAGGTTCGGGCAGTGGCGGTTCCGGTGGCGGTGGAGCTGGCGGTGGTGTTGATAGTTCACTGAAAAAGACCGATGGATTGCTTGAAAAATACAAATCATCAATCAAAGACCTTTACTCACTCGGAAAGTACATCGGTGACGCTCTTGCGAACGCTATGGAGAGCATTGATTGGAAGAAAATTTATCGGAAAGCCGACAATTTTGGAAAAGGACTTGCAGACTTCCTTAATGGTTTAATCAGCCCGAGACTCTTTTATGATTTGGGCGCAACAATAGCTGGTTCACTGAACACGGCTTTGCATTTTCTCAATTCGTTCGGCACAACATTCGACTGGACTAATTTTGGCTTGTCGATTGCTAACGGCATTAATGGATTTTTTGAGAATTTTGATTTTGCATTATTAGCAAAAACTATCAATGCGTGGGTACAAGGAATATACACCATGCTAACCACGGCAATTAAAAATGTGTCGTGGAAAGACATACTTAAAGGAATTACGGACTTTTTAAGCAATTTGGACATTAAAACTGTTGAGATAATAGTTGGCACATTGCTGATAAAAAAGATAATTTCGTTAAAATTAGGTTCAGTAGCACTCGCTTTTATTGGAAAATCATTATCAAAAGCGATAGCACAGGCAATAGCTTCAAAAATTGGATTTGAGCTTGTAGAAGGAGCTGGCATTGGAACGGCAATAATGCAAGCATTTAAAACCATTTTTGCTTCATTATCAACAAATCTTGGATTACTCATAGAGGGATTATTCAGTGGTTTAAGCTTGGGTGATGCAATAACGGCTGCATTCGGAACGGGGGCAGCAGACCTATTAGCAACAATCGGTTCTGCTTTTTCGGCAATAGCCGGAACAATTTTATCTATTGTAAATTTTGTCAAAATGTTAAAAGACGGATTTAGCTGGGTGAATGAGCTTTTAATGGTAATAGGTGTTGCATTGGCCACAATTGGAGCAATATTAGCTGGTGTGGCAGCATTGCCAGCGGTAATTGTTGGAGCAATAGTGGCGGCAGTATCAACAATCGTTGTTTTAGTAAAAGATAATTGGAACACAATTTGTGAACTATTTTCAACGGTTGGCGATTGGTTCAATGGAAATGTCATTGAGCCTGTAGTTTCGTTTTTTAAAGATATGTGGAAAACCATAAGTGGCTTTTTCGGTTCTCTATGGAAAGACATAGTAACTGTGTGGCAAGGAGCTTCGAAATGGTTTAGTTCCACAGTAATTGAGCCGATAGTTGGCTTTTTTAAAGGCTTTGCTACACGAGCACAACAGATTTTTCAAGGTGTTTGGATAATAATTCAAGCAATTTGGATAGTAGCTTCAAGTTGGTTCAATAATAATGTAATTACTCCAATTTCAAATCTGTTTAATTTTTTAAAAACGCTTATACAGACAACGATACAGACAGCAAAAGATTTTGTCTTTTCAACGTGGCAAGGGGTGGCAAGTTGGTTTAGCGGTACAGTAATACAACCGATTTCAAACTTTTTTAATATGTTGAAAGCTGGCATAACATCAGCACTTAGCGTAGCAAAGAACTTTGTTATATCTACTTGGCAAAGCGTGGCGGGTTGGTTTAATGGCAATGTTATTTCGCCTATCACAAACTGCTTTAATATTATGAAAAACGGAATTACAAACGCGTTTAATTATGTGTGGAGTTCAATAAGAGGCGGTGTCACAGGGGCTATGAACTACGTTATTTCTAAAATAGAGAATGGCGTTAATTTTGTTGTCAGTGGAATTAACTCTTTATTAAGAGGATTTAACAAAGTTGTTTCTATGGCTGCTAAGGTGGCTGGTGCAAATTGGAACGGAGTATCGTTAGTCCCGAAAGTACATATTCCAAGGCTTGCTAGTGGCGGAATTTTCCCAAGGGGAGAGGACGGCATGGCTTTTATTAATCACAACGAGCTGGTCGGTAAATTCTCAAACGGCAAAAACGTGGTAGCAAATAACCAACAAATCACAGAGGGAATTAAACAGGCTGTCATGGAAGGCATGGCGCAAGTAATGATGAACTCTAATGCCGGTGGAAATTCTGCACCTATCATTGAAAATGTGTTCAAGTGCGACAGTGAAACACTTTATCGCATGACACAGGTAGGCAAAGCAAAGCATGGACAACGATATATTGTAGCAAATGAATTTGGCTAAGACACTCACCCTTGCGTGGGTGTCTTTTTACGAGGTAACAATATGGCAATGATGTTAGTAGACGGAGTGGAATTACCTACTCCGTCAAGCTTTGAATGGGGCTTGATTGATGTGTCTGCAAGCGATAGTGGACGTACACAAGACGGCAAAATGCACAAGAATAGAATAGCACAGAAACGACAAATTAAATTGTCGTGGAGTGGTACTGACAAGGCTAGGACAGCAAAGATACTTCAAATGGTGAACCCCGAATATATCAGAGTGACATATCCTGACGCTATGAGTGGCACTGACGAAACACGTACATTCTATGTAGGTGACAGAAGTGCACCTATCAAGATATGGACTGTTGGCAATAAGAGGTATGAGACATTGAATTTCGACCTCATAGAAGTATAAGGCGGTGATTTAATGCTTAACGTATCGGCTAAATGGCAAAGGGCAGTAATGCTCGACAATGATATAAACGTAAATTGCTTCGCTGACATAGTTACGGCAAGCGGTGAAAAAATCCCTATTAGTGATAGTGAGCTGTGGGCGAATGGCTTCGAGGTCAATGACTCAACGTCGAGCAATGGCGCTTTCACAATCGGGGCTTTGGTTGCCGGAAAACTGAAAATTAAGCTGAATAACATTTATGAAGATTACAGCAAGTATGATTTTGATAAGGCAAGTGTAACAGCATATGTTTCAAAAAGCTTTTCTGATGGCACAACCGAAAAACTAAAAATCGGTGAGTATAGAGTTAGCGAAACAAGCTATGACGGCTCACTCATAACGCTTACTTGCCTTGACAATATTAATAATTTCAATCGTGAGTATGACAGCAATTTAAGCTACCCTACGACAGCATATGAGGTAGTCAGAGACGCTTGTATTAAGTGTGATGTACCTTTTACCATGGCGAGATTTGATAACTCTGATTACGTGATTAACGAGATACCAAGTGACAATCAAAAGCTCACATATGGACAGGTGATAGCTTACATTTTGCAGTTAAGCGGATTATGGGGCAAGTGCGGTCACGATGGCGAATTACTTATCGAGTGGTATGACATGAGTCAGTTTGGAAGCCAAAATTACAATGGTGGAACTTTTAGCACAAAAACTACACCATACTCTGACGGAGATAGTGTTGATGGTGGAACATTTAAGTATTCTGACGGAGATAGCGTTGATGGTGGAACATTTACAGAAGCGAGAAATTACCACAATATTTATACGCAAAAAGATTTGAATGTTGCGACTGATGATGTTGTTATCACCGGGGTAAAGGTAACTGTAACCTCAAAAGAGGGCAAGGCAAAAGATGTTAATGCTCTTGCCGGAAAAGAGGGATATGTAGTCTCAATCTCTGATAATCCGTTTATTTCGGCAGGCAAGGCACAGACAGTTGCAAATTATATCTTCAAAAAAATAGGTGGCATGAGGTTCAGACCTCTTGACGCTACGCTCTTGTCAAACCCACTGATTGAGAGCGGAGATGTGGCACTTGTGACGGATCGCAAGCAGAACACCTATAGCTGTTTTATTTCCAACCGAACATTTACTGTTGGAAGCAGTACAAAAATTTCGTGTGACGCCGAAAATGCTTCAAGAAATAGTGCTGATAAATTCAGTAATGAGACAAAGGCTATAGTACAAGCTAGGAAAGTTGCACAGATACAACTAAGCGCATATGACAAGCAAATGCAATTACTGACGCAGCTAATGTCTCAATCGCTCGGACTTTTTAAGACTGAACAGGTGCAAGAGGATGGCTCAATTATTTACATTATGCACAACAAATCAGACTTGAAATCGAGCAACATACAGTGGAAAATGACAGCTAATGGCATGGCTGTATCAAATGATTACGGCAAGACATGGAAAGCCGGAATTGATAAAGACGGAAACGCTATTTTCAATATTATGTCGGCTATTGGCATTAATTTTGACTGGGCGCATGGTGGCACGCTCACTTTAGGCGGTGAGAATAACACAAACGGCAAGCAGTATGTCAAAGACGCAAACGGAAAGACACTTGTAACACTGGATAATAAAGGCATTGCACTTGATAGCAGTGTGAAAATTGCTTGGGATAATGTGGCTGAAGCTACTGCTAAAGTCACTCAAATAACCAAAGACACAGTGACTACAAGCTATGTAAATGCACTTAGTGTTAAGGCCGGTTCAGTTGACGCGGAGGACATCACGGGAACAACAATTACTGGCAAGAATATTGTGGGCGGAACAATTGATATTGGAAATGGAGTGTTTGCAGTTGACAACGATGGAAAAGTAACCGCCTCAAATCTTAATATGTCCGGCGGAAGTATTGCGCTGAACGGAAATTTAAGTAATTCAACGATTGATTTAACGGCTACTGACAATTCAGGAAACAATTATGAACTTTGGATGAATGGCGCGGTCTTGCGAATTGTCAAAAATGGCGAGAACTTGATTACACTTTACGGAACCACAGGCTCTATAGGCGCGCAGACAATGTATGCTCAAGAGATACAATCTGATAAATTTAGAGAGCCCAATAGAGGAACTGCGATGTGTGGCGACGCAACAGGTCATACATACCATTGCGGTTGGAATGGCAGTGCTTTGAGCTTCCAAGTTGATACTACTTGGGTATGGAGTTCGTCAGATAAACGCTTAAAAAAGAATATTAAAGCAATTAATCAAGATTATATTGACGCAGTAGGCTCGGTCGATTTATTTCAATACAATCTTAATAGACAAGGATATTCAGACAAACCGTTATATTTTGGAGCAATGGCACAGGATATAATCAAAAACCTTAAAGATAAAGGGCATGTCGATGAAAATCTCAATATGATTTTCCAAAACAAAGCAACATCGGATGACGATACACTGTACTACGGCATGAACTATGAGCAATTCCTAATCTTAAGACTTGCCGGAGACGAGCAGAAGATTGATAAAATGCAAAAACGCATAGATGAATTGGAAGATAAGTTTTCAAGATTGTGTCAGAAATTAGGTATTGATGAAAGTGAGGTATAGTTTATGGCAATTCAAATGAGACGAGGGGCATACGCGGAGTTTGACCCCTTAAAAATGAAAGCCGGAGAATGGGCGGTATCGACCGACTCCGATACGAAAAAACAGCAGATATGGATGTGTTTCGCACCCGGAATAGTTAAGCGAATGGGAACTGTTGAGGATTTTGACGTTGAAATTCAAAGACTTATTCAGAGTTATCTTGACAGTATAGAACAATCCGTATCACAGGCTCAAAAATCAGCAGAACTTGCCACAAGCAAAGCCCAAGAATCAGCTGTCTCTGCGAGTAACGCTAAGGCAAGCGAAACAAAAGCCAAGGCTTCTGAAACCAATGCGTCAAACTCGGCTGCAAAAGCAAAAAACAGTGAAACCAATGCCAAGACCAGCGAGACAAAGGCTAGGACAAGTGAGACCAGCGCATCAACTTCTGCAAGCAACGCTAAGACAAGCGAAACAAAAGCCAAGGCTTCTGAAACCAATGCTAAGACAAGTGAGACTAACTCTGCAAAGAGCGAGTCGGAAGCGCAAAAGTACGCAGAACAAGTTAAAGAAATATCTGAGAGCTTCAGCGGAGCATTAAGACCTCTTGGAACAATCAACTTTGCCGACTTACCGAGCACAGCGGATGCTAATTCTGGTGATATGTACAATATAACTGGCCAATTTACTACGACTGCTGATTTCAAGGAAGGCTCTGGCAATGTAATCCCTGCCGGAAGTAACGTGTATTTAACTGTCGATAGATATTGGGATGTGCTTGCCGGTACACCAGTAACAGGAGTAAAAGGCGCAAAAGAAGCATATTATCGCAGAGGAAATGTAAACATAACCCCCACCAATATCGGAGCGGTTGCAGAAGGTGGAAATATAAGCGATACAACAGTTACTTTTGCCGCTACAACAACTAGAGCAAACCTTGTTTCTGGTGAAAAAGTGTCGGTCGGCTTCGGAAAAATTAAGAAGTGGTTCGCTGATTTGAAAAGCTTTGCCTTTAAAGATTTGGCGAATAACCTCACGACTTCTACCACTGGAAACGCATTAGACGCGAGTCAAGGCAAGATTTTGAATGACAAATACGATGAATTAAACCAGAGTTTAAGTTTTAAGGTAAATACCACTGATAGCCGACTGTCGGATGCCAGAACTCCGAAACCTCACACCCATGATGATAGATACTATACTGAGAGCGAGATTAATACTAAGCTTAATGCATTAGTAAAAAATCATATTGTTGTCTCGCATAAGACTGAATTAATAACAGTTACTGGAAATTCCGATAGAGAATACTCTTTTTCATTTTCTTTGCCAAGCGATGCAGAGATTATTACGCAGCTTCCTATAATTTATGCTGGCGGCAAGGGCATATCAATTGGAAGAAATGTCAATAAAGATTTTACTGTACTTCTTTGGAATAATAATAGCAGTACACAAAATGTCGGGGTTATTTATTATGTAGTGTACATCATATAAATAAATGTATTGGAACATAAAGCGTTGAGAGCCGCCTTCAAATGCGCCACATAGTGTCTATTGTTATGGGTATGATTAGCTTCAGACTTGGAATTCAAGCTCTTCTTTGTATTATCTAAACTTTGGTTTAGCAGACTATCACAAATAGGATTTTGCACATAAAAAGAGAGAGCATAAGCCCTCTCAATTATTTTACAGGAATAGGGTTACAAAACAGTCCGTGTTGTCAATATTCGACAAAATAAAACACTTTAAAGCGCTACAGTAATGATGTTCTCAAACAAGAGAACTCTTCAAGTTTCGGTAGGGCGGTGGATTTTTCTGCCGTCCTTATTGACGTTTAAGAACAAATGTTCTATAATTGATGTATCGGAGGTAGTGCTGTATGGAATATAAGGATGAAATAATTAAAATGATTGAGGGCTTGGAAGATAAAGACCTGTTATTGTACTTGTACATATTTATTAAGGGAAAAATAGAGGCAGAGTAAAAACTCTGCCTTGTGGTTATATTTTCTTTTCCCAAACGTTACCGCACTTTGAACACACAAACTTTGTTTTGCCGTTTTTACCTTTAATTCCGGTAGCTGTACCGACAACGGCACCGACAGGTCCGAAGAGACCGCCTACTGTGTTGCCAACAAGTGCTTTACCGAATGAGAATTTTTTCTTGGTATCAACAGGTATGCCAACACCATCACAGCCCCATTTAGGACATTTAACAGTTTTACTCATAATAAAATACCACCTTTCTTATTAATTTAATTTATTTTGAGTATTTTTCATACATCATATCTATTAAATTCATAATATTTTCTTGCTCTTTATCCGACAATTTAGATAATTTCAACGCGTAGTCTTTGATTCTACTATCCATTTTCGACAAAGCCAAGTCTTTTGTTGCCTCCTCGACAACTGAATGGTGCTCTTTTCCGGTAACTAAATAATCAAGCGAACAATCAAGACATTCTGCAATTTTTACCAGCTTAAACAATTTTGGACTGCTTTTTCCTTTTTTCCAATCTGAAAAAGTGCTTTTAGGGAAACCGCCATATTTAGCCACTTCTGAATCATTTAACCCTTTTGAGTCTCTTAATTTACAATATCTTTCGTACATAGAAAATCTCCTTTAAAAAAAGTTGTGATTTCTCAACATTTGGGGTTGACAAATAAGACTTCCTAATGTAGAATGAAAAAGAAGTTAGGAAATCTCAACTCAATAAAAAATAAAATTGAGAAAATAATATTATGTTTCTGGACAATTCATAGTATACACGATTTCTAATTTTTATCAAGGCTTAGTTAGGATTTTTGAACTAAAAAACAAAAGCTGTTAGTGTACTACCACCAACAGCCGTTGCCTTATTTTTTATACCACATACATTTTGCAGTCTTTCGACGCACTGTGTAGTACCAATGCTTCTTTAAATGTTCCGTCACTTATGCAGTTTAAGTTCAGCAGTTTAATTGCCATTAGCTGACGGATTGAGAGGAGTATCTAGCGTAGCACGGCATATTACCGGACATGCCAACCATGATTTTTTATCGAGCTTTACTGCCCAAAATGCGCTACACCGATTGCTACATTTTAAATGCGACCTCGCAAATATGGAACAGGCAAAATCAAAATTGCTTTCAAGGTTTTTACCTCCTAACCTATTTTGCCTAATATGGCACTTTTTATTGTAACGGATTTCCTAACTATTGTCAAGAAAGGAGATGGGAAATTGAACAAGAAAAAAAGACAGGCGAGCTTCAAGAAACTCGATACGCTCATAAAAGCTAGAGACGTTTCGTTTTACAAACTGTCAGAAGAGCTAGGAATGGCACGAAGTACTTTTTCGGATTGGAAGTCAGGAAAATCAATGCCAAAAACAGACAAGCTAATTAAGATTGCTAATTATTTTGGCGTAGAAGTTTCTTATTTTATTGAGTAGAGAGAAAGGAGCAGAAATGAGGTTGTTCGTGAGAAAAGAAATGCTCAACACATTAAAAAGCATTGACAGTACTTTAAAACGTATTGAGCAGAGTTTGGGTGTGAGTAAGCCTCAAAATGGAAGAACAGAGACTACATCACACGGCTATGGAGAATACATGAGGAAAGCTATTGCTGGAGCCATTCATGATATTTCCCAATAAGCAACATTGCAATCACAGATGACTCTGCACGAATCCTTGCGTTTTCGGACGGAGCATTAGCTATTTCTGGTCTTTCGTTTAAGATTTTTTCCAACTTATCGAAATAGCTTGAATCTAATTTTGCAATGAAATCATTAAAGTCTTTCACAGATAACTCACCTCCTTATTATCTAATGAGGAGATTATACCATAGAAAGGAAGTGAATTGAATGAGCAAAGAGAGATACATAATAACAGACAAGGACGGAAAAAGTGTAATTGCTGAAAAAGAGGATTCTCGATATATCAGCATTGATGAATTTGCACAGCATATCGCCATGGATATTGTTGATGATTACAGAGAAATCAAAAGTGGCGATAAGCACCCGGAAGAAACCGACATTGAACTGTCGATTAAAGTACTTACCGCCATTTCCCCAGTGATTAAAGCTTTTAGAAGTAATTTAGGGTACGGAATGGATTGTTAGCTGGTTCGACTTTTGCTAATTGTGGTTTTTCATTAGGCAATGTTTTGATAATTTCATCACAGTATTGGTCGTACAGTTTTTTGAAATCACTATATGAGCCGTTAAAACCACAAATTTTAGCAGTAGCATAAGCTGACACACATTGTTCAGTAGCCATATTTACACCTCTTTTCTTATTTAGAATAAGAGGATTATACCACAGAGAGGAGAAAACATGAACGATTTACAAATATTTAACTCCGATGAATTTGGAGAGGTAAGAACTGTACTTGTAGAGAACGAACCAATGTTTTGTTTAACAGATATTTGCAAAGCACTGCAACTTACACAGCCCTCTAAGGTAAAGGAGAGGTTGAGCGAAAAGGGTGTGCGTAGTATTCCCACCCTTACAAAAGGCGGAGAGCAGAAGTTACTTTATATAAATGAAAGTAATCTTTACAAGACAATCTTTCAGAGCCGTAAAGAAAGTGCAGAGAGATTTACAGAATGGGTAACATCAGAGGTACTTCCGTCAATCAGAAAAATAGGCAGTTATGGTATGCCAAAGACAACAGGTGGTCAGATACAGCTTTTGGCACAGGGCTACACAGAATTAGAGCAGAAAGTAAACGACATCAAAGACGATGTGAGTGAGCTTAAGGAAAACGTACCACTTTACAGTTGCGATATTGACGAGATACAACAGCATGTTAAGCGCAGAGTTGTAAATATTCTTGGCGGCAAGCAGAGTGAAGCATACAGGGATAACAGTATCAGGCATAAGACATTTTCCGATATATGGACACAGCTAAAGCGTGAGTATGGTTGTGTTTCTACTTATAAGAGTATCAAGAGAAAGTATATAGACGATGTGCATGAGTTCATTGATTGCTATGTCGTGCCTAAGTATCTTGATGAGCTTATTCATGACGCAAACGCTCAACAGAGTTTTGCGTAGTGAGGTGATTGTATGAGAAAAAGAACTTTAAAAGAGAAATTCTATACAGGCTGCGGCTATTCGATTTTCGGAGCATTAGCATTTGCATTTTTTCTTGGACTGTCTGTAGCATACGGAATTAAGACAGCGAGTATTATCGTTGGAGCAATCGTAACAGTATTTTGGCTGATACTGATTGCAATATGTCTCATAGAGGAGGGCGAACCGCATGAGAAGAAAAAGGATATTGATGTTATCGACTTTAATAATTGGAACTATGACCTTAAAGCCAATGGCAGCGAAAGCAGATAGCAAAGTTGAGCTGACAGCCGGTGTTACTTCCTATTTAAATAGCGTAATGCTAGGGAAGATTGAGCCAACAGTAGTTCAGAATGAGCCGGTTGTAGTTGAGCAGACATATGAAGAGCCAACAGTTCCAACTTGCCGTAAGAAATACAGTTGTAGCCGATTTAAGAAGCTAGGGCGAGTCCGATATGGCGATTACACTTATACGTGGTACTCACAGAGAGTGTTACCCGGTGGTGGACTTAATATACCGGGCAGACATCTAAACGAGCATGGACTTGTGGTTGACGAAAACGAATATGTAGTAATTGCAAGTGATGATTTACCACACGGAACTGTAGTTGATACTCCTGTTGGCATACAAGGAATTGTATATGACGAAGGGAGCGGAAATGGAAATCTTGACATCTACTGCGATTGGTAGCCAATTGAAGCGTCAGAGTGCTAACGATTACCTACAAGAACTATATCGAGCTAAACGGCACAAAAACAAATCATTTGACTTTCAAGCGTTACTAGATAAAGAAATGGAGAAACTAAATGAGCGACAATGTAAGAAGGATTAGGCTGGGTGATACAAGATACCGATTGAAGCCATTAACAAGAGAGCAGAAGCTATTGCTCAACAAGGCTCATTACGTGGCGAGCGAGTGGCTTTTTGTATCAGAGTCGGACTCGTATCTGAGAGTTGTTAAAAAATCAAGCCTACACGGAAATTTGATTCTAAAAACCATAAACAAATAGAAAGAGAGGAAATGCAATGAAGATTACGCACATTTTTGCACAGAATTTTTGCAAATTCTATGGCAAAAACACATTAGACACAGATTTTTCAATGAAAACTGTGTTATCCGGTCAGAATGAAGTCGGCAAATCGACAGTTAAGAGAATTATTCTTGATGTGCTGAATTGTCACGACGAGAACGACAGAGAAATTACAGGCATAAGACCGCATGATGAAAGCGGAGCCGAGATTGACGATGTTGATATTGTGAGGGCTGTCACCTTTGAGATTGACGGAAAAATAAAGACTCTGAAAAAGGTTACAAGGCAGAAACGTAACAAAAAGGGTGAGATTACAGGCAGTGTTACCGATTACTCAATTAACGATGTGCCTTACAAAATGGCTGACTACAATCAGTACATCAATGACAACATGGCAGAGCTTGGAGTATTACCATTTTGCTTAAATGCCATGACATTACTCAACAAGTCACAGGCAGAGCAGAGATTAGCACTTGCAAGCTATTTTGGCACACGTACTGATGAAGAAATCTGTGATATGTTTCCGCAGTTTGCCGAACTTAAGCCAATGTTTGACGATGGGGACGTAGACCAGCTCAAGAAAGTATGCCGTGGCAAGCTGAACGGCACAGGCGGTAGAAACGGCAGTAAAGGACTGATTAAGGAAAGAGACGAAATCTCAACGAGGATTGATACAATCCATTCCACCAATGAGTATACAGACCTTGCAGAACTTGAATTGCAAAAGAAAACCTACGAGCCACAGCTCAAGGAAATTGAAGATAAGCTGTCCGACTACAACAAGATTTTAGAGGACAAGCAGAAAGCTACAGAGGACATTATGAACCTTAAATTTGAGCTTTCAGACATGGAGAGAAAAGCCGATGCTGACAATCAGAAAAAGCGCATGGAGCTACAGGCACAGCTTGATGACTTCAATGCTTCAATTCACAAAGGAGAATCAATGATAAGAGCTAAAAAAGCTAACATTGAAAACTCTGAAAGAGAGGTTAGATTTTGCACAGAGAACCTAGAAAAGGTACGCGCTGATTGGAAGAAAACAAAGGAGCTTGCCTTTGACGAGAGCAGTATTAATTGTCCGATGTGCGGTCAGAAGTTGCCGGAAGATAAGATAGAGAGCATGAGAGCTGACTTTGACGAGCGAAAAGCAAAGAACCTTAAAGAGCTTGAAGATAAGGGAAATGCGCTATCAAGTGATAGCAAGGAGCTTAAACAGGCTATCGAGGATAGGAAGAAAGAAATAGCTGACCTCGAAGCAGAACTTAAGGAACTGACAGAAAGACATGACATTGTTGCTAAAGAGCTTGGAAAAGTACCTACTGATATTGACATGACAGGCAACAATGAGTACCAGGCACTTAAAGCCGAAATCGAGGAAAAAGAGAAAGCCCTTGTAGATGAAAACGATACATCGGAACTTATCAGAAAGCTCAAAAACGAGCGAAACGAACTGTTAAGGCAAGTTTCATCGACTAATGCGAGGGTTGAGCTTGGTGTGGCGAATAACAAGCGTATAGACGATAGCATAGCGGAGCTTGAGGATAAGCGAAAAGACCTCAATCAAGAGATAGCTGATTGGGAGAGAAAACTTGACTTACTTAAAGAGTTTACACGCAAGAAGAATGAACTTTTACAGGCTGATGTTAATAAGTACTTGGATTTTGCCACAGCAAAGCTTTTCAGACCCCTCTTAAATGGCGACACCGAGGAGTGCTGCGACTTTGTATACAATGGTGAAGCGTACGCGAGAAACCTCAATCATGGTGCAAGGATGTTAGTTGAGGTTGACGTATGCCGAGCTTTTCAGAAAGTGGCAAGCGTTAATTTCCCGATTATTATTGATGATACAGAGAGCGTTGACGATTGGAGAATACCACAGATTGATAACCAGCTAATCTTATTAAAGCATACACAGGACAAAGAGCTTGTGATTGAGGCGGTGTGATATGAAGAATGATAGGTATATTGTAGAACGAGAGTTTGAACACGCAGGATATAAGTGTGTCGTTACATTCAACGTGATGGGGCATAGATGCGGATATGTAGGCATTCCTAAAAACCACCCTTTATATGGTAAAGAGTATTCAGACTATCTTGAAATTAAGAAAGCAGATGTCGGAGACCGAAAAATAAGCGGTATCTTTCCTTTACTTGGAGCTTGTCTTGATAAAGACGAAAGAATACGAATCGAAGCATATTTTCAATGCCACGGCGGTATTACCTTTGCGGATGGCGGAGAAAATTCAAACTATCCAATAGAAAGTGATTTATGGTGGTTTGGATTTGACTGTGCACATTGCGATGACGCAAAAGAACTTGAACTCGCTTATGAGAGATTTCCTAATTACAGAGAGTGCCTTGCTATGCAGATTGAGTGTGAAAACAGATTTCACATTGATGGGCTGATAATCCGCACAGAGGAATATGTAGCAGAAGAGTGCAAGAAGTTGGCAGAACAGTTAAAAGAGTTTGAAGAAAGCGAGGTATAGAAATGAGTATTAAGAAGAGAAACTATTATATGGGCGGCAAGAAACATACTGTAGAGCTTAAGTATGACGGATATATGTATACAGTCATATCTGACGGAGTTTTATTCAAGCAGACACCTAACGAACTGTTTGCGGTTCAGGTTTTCAATGAGATTTAGGAGGATTAATTATGGCAGAGAATACACAGATAGTTGAGTATGAATCAAATGGGGAAATGGTAAAAATTTCTCCAACAATGATAAGAAGATACCTTGTAAGTGGCGGCGGCAATGTATCTGACGGAGAAGTAATGATGTTTATGTCATTATGCAGATACCAGCACTTAAATCCGTTTTTGAGAGAAGCATACCTTATTAAGTATGGAAGCAACGACCCGGCCACAATAGTTACTGGAAAAGACGTTTTTACAAAGAGAGCCAATGCGGACCCACGATATAAGGGAAAGAAAGCAGGAATTATTGTAATTAAAAAGGACGGAGCTGTTGAAGAGCGAGAGGGAACAATGGTTTTACCTAACGAAACTATCGTAGGCGGCTGGGCGAAAATCTTTATTGACGGAAAAGAGGACGAGTATCAGTCAGTAGGCTTTGATGAGTACGCAGGAAGAAAAAAAGATGGTTCGCTTAACAGCCAATGGGCGAAAAAACCAGCCACAATGATTAGAAAAGTAGCTGTTGTACAGGCCTTAAGAGAAGCGTTTCCAGATAGATTTCAAGGTTTATATGCACAAGAGGAATTTCAAAATGTATCAGATGTAAAACTTGATACAGAAAAGGTTGTTGCTGATGAAATCAAAGAAAACGCAAATAGTGTAGATTTTGACGAGGACAACATAATTGATGTAGAGCCGACTGACACAGCCGAAAAACAGTCAGAGGAGCTACCGCCATTTATGCAGAGTGAGGAGAGCTGATATGAGAGTAATTTCACAGGACGGAGCAATGGATTTCCCGTATGATAGCAGTTTGGTTTCTATATATGGAGGATGTGTAAATGGGCGCATTTATGTGAGAGTGCAGTTATGTGGTGGATATGATGATTCAGTAGATGTTGCTGATTATTCCACCAAAGCAAAGGCAATTAAGGCTATGGAAATGCTTAGAGGCCAATATAAGGGGCTTGAGGTTTTTAAAGTTTTAGCAAGTGGAACGGCGGAGCATATGGAAAAATCTTTTGATTCTGATGAGCTTAAAAAGTATATTCGGGCATATCACGATATAAATGTTTTTCAGTTCCCACAGGATGATGAAATTGAGGTGTGAGTATGAAAATTATTAAAGGTAAAGAAAAAGAATACAAGGATTGGTACGACAAGAATAGTGACGGATACAGCAGAGCTTGCTTCACTTATGCTGAAAGGTGGGCTGAGCTGTTAGAAGCAGAAATTGACAAGAGCAATGATGTTATGAAGTGTTTTGCTGATAATGCCGACAGATTGAGCCGTGAAGCAGACACAGAGGGCATTACAGGATTTATGTACGGATGTGCAGTTAGCATTCTTTCACAGTGCTGGGAATACGGAGAGTATTTGAGAAAGTGGCATAACAAAAAGTATGACTATGACGGAGACGGAGCTGTAAATCCAGCAATTATGACAGTAGGGTGAAATGATGAAGCTTAAATGTATAGCAACAGGAAGTACAGGTAATACATATGCCTTAATTAGCAACACAGGAGAAATCCTATTACTTGATTTGGGTGTGTCGGAAAAGACTATTAAAAAGGGCATTGATTGGAAAATATCAAATGTTGTTGGAGCTGTAATTTCGCACGGGCACAAAGACCATTCTCTATCAGTTAAGGATTTTAAATCAATGGGAATACCGATTTATGCACCATATTTGAAGATTGATTATATGTCAATGAACATGGGCGGATTTACAGTAAAACCTTTTGGTCTGACAACAATAGACGGAAATTGGACACATACAAATGCAAATGGCGAACCTTGTCCGATATACGGCTTTCTGATTACTCACAAGGAAATGGGGAGAATGCTTTACATTACCGATTGCGAGGTTGTCAAGTGGAAGTTTAGAGATATAAACCACATTCTCTTAGGCGTGAATTATGACAAGGACTTAATCGACAGGGATAACGTGAGCAAAGCTAATCACGTATTCAGAGGTCACTTAAGTATTGACACGGCTTGCGATTTTGTTAAAGCAAATTATTCAGATAGCTTGCAGAACGTAATAATGTGCCATTTATCAAGTGAAAATTCTGATAGAGATAGTTTTATCGAGAAAATGAAAAAAGTTGCTTATGGGGCAAATGTGGATGTTGCAGAGCGTAATAAGGAATGGCTACTTGCTAATCCTAATGAGTGCCATTTTTAGAAAGGAGATAATGACTATGAATTTCAAATGGAGTGAGGAGGAAGTCCTTTTATTAAAAGATAAATATTCTTGCTCAACAAATGATGAATTAATCGCCTTATTTCCTAATAAAACATTTTTGGCAATCTATAAAAAAGCTTATTCGCTTAACTTAAAGAGAGATGAAGAAATTAAGTTTTTGAACAGGTCAAAGGCTAAAAGTGGTAAAAATGCTAGTAATTGGAATGGCGGTGTTAGGAGAACAAGCAAAGGATATATACAAATATTAATGCCGGAACATAAAAGAGCAGATAAAGGCGGGTACGTTATGGAACATATCGTAGTTTATGAAAAAGCCACAGGAATAGAAGTGCCACGAAATTGTTGCATACATCATTTGAACGGGATAAAAAATGATAACAGAATTGAAAATTTATGTATGATGACAAATTCGGCACACACAATATATCGTCATACAGGGCAAAAAAGAAGTGAAGAAACTAGAAAACGAATTTCAGAAAGCAAGAGGAAAAAATATGAATAAAGTGATAATTTCGGGGAGAGTTGTTAGGGATGCTGATGTTAGATATTCGCAGACAGCAAACGGAAGTATGGCGGTAGCAAGGTATACATTAGCTGTTGACAGAACTTTTAAGAAAGAGGGTGAACAGGCAGCAGACTTTATTAGCTGTATCGCATTTGGCAAGAATGGAGAATTTGCAGAGAAGTATTTGCACCAAGGAACTAAGATTATCATTGAGGGCAGATGGCAGACCGGCAACTACACTAACAAAGATGGACGAAAAATCTACACTAATGATTGCGTAGTTGAAAGACACGAATTTTGTGAAAGCCGTGCCAATCAACAGAACAATAGTAATGGAATTATAGGTAGAAACAGTCCGAGTGCTGATTCAGATTCCTTTATGTCAATCCCTGATGGTATTGACGAGGAATTACCATTTAACTAAAAAGTTGGTTGATTATAGGGCAGTCAATAACGGCTGTCCTAGAAAGGAAAAATAATGGATTATACAAATAAAATATTTGCAAATATTGCAAAGGATATGGCGGAGCAAAAAGATATTGCAGCTGTAAGAGCGTTTGTATTTCAGATTACAGAACTGCTACAGAAAAATGGCATTATGCCAATATGCACTGAAAGATACATGAATCTTAACCCCGATGCGCCAAATTACAGTTCTGTCAGAAGAGTCACTGTTTCTTTTGATAAACTTGATTGCACCAAGCATGACCGAAAAGTGAGAGAAGAAGCATACAGAGATTTTATCAAGGAATTTGAGGATAGAGTTCATTCAACAGTTATGTCTGAAAAACTCTTTGAAACTGAATGTATATTATTGGAGCGTGATAAGAATGGCACAACCTAATTACAGAAAGATATATGCGATGAAAGCTCAAAGAGAAAAACGCATAAAGGATATATGCCCCACAATGCCACGTAATAGTGGTATATATGCCTTTACCCGAACTGATGAAGCTGGTATACGCAGAAGTTATGTAGGACAGGCGGTAAACCTTTTAGAGAGGTGTGCATCGCACTTAGGTGAGTATGACCACATAGCACTAAGCCTTAAAAAACACGGCTTTTATTCAACCGAAAATCCGTATGGTTGGAAACTTGATTACATGACATGTCCTAAGTCAGAGTTAGATGATAGAGAAATCAGTACTATCAAGACATTCGCTGATAAAGGCTTTCAGATGTATAACGTTACAGCCGGAGGACAAGGATTAGGCAAGGTTGTATCAGGACAATATAAACAGCCTAAAACCTACACACAAGGCATACAGCAAGGTAAAAAGGTGTTGGCAAGAGAATTATCCTCTATCGCTGAAAAACACCTTAAAATCGAAATTAGAGACGATAAGAAGCACAATAAGGTATCACAGAAACAGTATGAAAAGTTTATGGATTTATTGAAAGTGGGTGAAATAGATGGCTAAAGCAGTATTGGTTATGGATATGCCGGAATCGTGTTTTGGCTGTAATTTATGTCATATTGACGATGGGGAAGACAGAGCAACATGTCAGGCATATGAGACAGCAAAAGAGGTTAATTCTGACATATTTGAAAAACCGGAGTGGTGTCCACTTCGGGAACTGCCGAAGAAGAAAGAAGAGTTTGAACTACGGGAGTGCAAAGGCTCCGTGAAAGGGACATGGAAAGTCCCATTGATTGAGAATAAGGGCTTTAATGCCTGTTTGGATGAAATTTTAGAGGAAAGGAAAGCGAGTGATTCAGAATGAATTTACTTGAACACTATGTAACAAATATAACTCACGAAGAAGCTATCGAGAAGAACGGAATGCTGTTTTTCAAGGTTGTATGTGATGTTGATTGCTATGGTAACAAAAAGGTTCAGACAGAAGTTTTACTTTCAGAAGATGATTATGCAGAAGCTAAAAGTAAGGGCTATTATTTAGCCTAAAAAGAGAGGCAAAGCGGAATGAAGATTTTAAGTAAAAAGAAATGTGAAGAAATCCTGAAAAGAATTACTGCAAATGAAATTATTCAGGCAGAGTACGGACTGCACGATATGGAAGCAGAAACAAAGGCAACGGAAAATAGAGCAGAAATAGCTTTTATTGTCGGTGGAATTAATGGAATGAACAAGGTGCAGAACACGTTGAGAAAAAGGTATAACAATATAAACAACGAGGAAAAAGATTAAAATACATCAACCGAAACTTGAAGAAAAAATAGGAGATTAAAAATGGCAGAACGTAGAATGTTTGCTAAGAAGATAACTGAAAGTGACGCTTTTCTCGATATGCCGAGCAGTACTCAAATGCTTTACTTTCACCTATCCATGAATGCTGACGATGATGGATTTGTTAATAATCCTAAGAAAATACAGCGAATGTGCGGTGCTTCCGATGATGATTTTAAACTATTGCTTGCAAAATCGTTTGTGCTCTTATTTGAAAGCGGTGTAATTGTGATTAAGCATTGGAAAATGCACAATTACATACAGGCAGACAGATACAGACCTACTGATTATGTTGAAGAAAAATCAATGTTGGGATTAAAGAAAAATAAGGCATATACGCTCGATGTAAACAAAATGGATACAAAATGTATACAAGATGTATCCGTAGGTAAGGATAGTATAGGTAAGGTAAGTATAGATAAGAATAGTATAGTTAAGGATAGTAAAGATAAGGATATAAAAGAAAAAGATATTGATAAATCAATATCTAAAAAGAAAACTGTCTACTACCCTGATGATGAAATGCTAGAGAGTGCTTTTCAGGAATATCTGACGATGAGAAAGAAGATTAAGAAGCCTATATGCACAGACATGGCATTACATCGAGCTATGAACACTATCGAGAGACTTTCAAAAGGCGATAATGATTTGGCTGTTAAAATTCTTAATCAGTCAGTAGACCATTGTTGGCAAGGACTGTTTGCACTAAAGGACAATGAGCCACATTCAGCTAACAAAGGCATCATTGATTGGGATAATGTGTGAGGTAGAGAAATGACAAGAGACGAGACAGTTAAGATTATCCGCATAATGTGTGATTGCTACCCCAATTACAAGCCAAGCAATCTATCAGAGACAGTAGATGTGTGGAATATGATGTTAAATGAATACGACTACAGCCAAATATCTACAGCATTGAAAGCTTATGTGCATTCCGATACAAGCGGTTTTGCACCGAGCATCGGACAGTTAATTAATAAACTGCATGAGGTTCAATCCCCACAGGAGCTTAACGAAATGGAAGCATGGTTCCTTGTTAGCAAGGCACTTAGGAATGGCTACTATGGTGCAGTTGAAGAATTTAACAAGCTGCCACCACTCGTACAAAAGGCTGTCGGGAGTCCTGACAATCTCAGGAACTGGGCGCAGACGGACAGCGAAAGCATTGAAAACGTAGTGCAGTCAAACTTTATGAGAACCTACAGGACGGTTGTTAATCGAGCAAAGGAATATCAAAAAATGCCAAAGGATATACAGGCATTGATTGAAAGCACCAATAGAAGCTCGTATTCGGCTCAAATCGGCTCTAAAAATCAACAGACGATAAAATTATCGCTTGAAGATAACAGAAGCCAAAATAAGCCGATTAAAGGTATTCCAATGCCAAAAGAAATTAAGGAACGTATCGAGCAGATGAAGAAATAGGAGGTAAAGAGGTTTGTGCGCACAATTAAAGCTGGCTTTACTCCTAGCAAAAAATGATAAAAGACAAGTATTCAAGACAAAGGTATGAAGAACGAAAAGCTAGTAACCTTTGCGTGCTTTGTGGAAAGCCACTTGATAGAGAAGGTGTGGTTTGTACGGCATGTAACAGCAAACGCACAGCATATGGACGAGAGCTTTATAAAAAATTACAGGCAGTTGGTGTTTGCCCTAGGTGTGGCAAAAACTTGCTGTATGGTGATGAAAAAAGCTGTGTTGAGTGTAGGGCAAAATCAGCCGAATCCATGTCAAAGATACGTGCTAATGATGTTGAAAAATACAATGAGCGACAAAAAGCATGGCGAAAAGCGCGATACGAAAAAGACAAGGAAAATGGCATATGCACACGCTGTCGTAAAAGGAAAGCAGACCCAGGACATACCACTTGCACATTTTGTAGAGAAACAATGAGAAGAGCACGAGTTAAAATGCCTGAAAGAACCGGCAGATATGAACAAGGACTATGTTTTTTCTGCGATAATCCGGTAAAACCCGGATATAAGGTCTGCGAAATGCACTATCAGCAGAACGTTAAGAATGCAACTTGCGAAAAGGCAAACTTGGCACGGCAGAAGATAATAGGAGTAAAATATGGAAAGAAAAATTAAAGAAGCAATAGAGCTTTTAAAAGATAATGGATATTATGTAACAAAAATTCCTGAAAAATTATGTGAAGTTGCAGAAGAATGTTCTACAACTGGGCATGGTGATTGTATGGAGTGCAGTTGTTTTGTATGTTTGATAGGAAACGATTATTAAGAAAGTCGATTTCTTTGGATTATGAGGTGAAAATATGTTAGACATATGAAAGATTTAAGCATATGCTGGATTATGGGAAAGGAGCAAAAAACGTATGAGTTATAGCAGTTTGATTGGAATTAAGGGAGATTACACGGGAGAGGCTATTTGCGATTTTAAAAATTCATGGCTTTTCTCGCCTATAGTTATGGGGATTCTTCCGGATAAATATATCCCCGAGTTTATTACAACACCCTTTGGCTTTAAGAAAAGCATTATATCAGACATAACAGGAGAGGTACATAAGCGAACGAATCACGAGGTAAATATCTGCAAGAATATGGCAGATAGAATTTGTTGGGAACTTGCAAATCAACAGATATTCTTCACGAAAGACAGGCAACTTGTTTCTGATAGCATTAGAAAATTTGTTAAACAGAATACAGATTACGATAAATCGAGTGAAGATGGACTGTCTCCTCTCGAAAGAGAACATAAAGGAGTATTGGGAGCATAAACAAGTTGCTGAATATTTAAGAAAGCTCAAAGCTTATGAGGACTTAGAGGAACAGGGCAGACTTATCAAGTTGCCTTGCAAGGTGGGAGATACAGTATGGGATAATGACTATGGAAGACCTTGTGCATATACAATAACAGCATTTTCATTTGGTGAATGCGAAGAATACATTTGTGAACCTGTTACAACAAAAGAAGTCGTATTCTATTATACAAACTCGAGCGGAAGTATCACAGGAAGTTTTGCAGAAAGTGAAATCGGCAAGTCAGTATTTTTGAACAAATCAGAAGCCGAAGAAAAACTGAAAGAATTGAGAGGTGGAGAAAATGACGGATAAGCAGAAATATGCAATTAAAATAGCCATAGATACTATGAATAAGCATTTTAGCAGACATTGCAACGTGGTTTATGGCAATCGTGAAACAGGCGTAAGTGTTTGGTATGGTGAAACAATAAACATTTTGTCAGATATGCTTTCAAATGCTGATAGTCACACTTGCAACTGCCAGCATAACAGCAATTCAAGAGATAATGAGTCTTTTTGCAGATGTGATAGCATAACAGCAAATATGAATAAAGCTAAGGTCGATAGCTTGGAAATAATCGCACGAATGCTAGACGATAAGCCTTATTATGAATTGAAGTACAGGCTGGTTGGTAAAAAGGATTATTCTATCGGATATAGTTCTTACGATTTAAAGTCGGTATTAAGTGACATTGATATATATTTTGAGATTGTGGAAAACAATAGAAAGGAGAGAATTGAGAAAAATGAAAGTAGTAACAGTTAGTGATTTGATAAAAATTCTTGATACAAAGGAAAATAGATATGGGGCTACAGGAAAACCGAGAATATTGAATTTATCTTTAAATGGCAATTTTGCCGGCAGTATTGAATCTGTAAAGTTAGATGGTTATGGAGATGGGCTTATTACAGATGTAACGATGGAGATTACTTCATCTAAATTCACAACAACCAATGCCGACAGGATAAGGAATATGTCGGATGAAGAGTTAGCGAGTGTACTATTTAGCGGTTGTATTGATTCTATGGATTTGGAAGAGTGCCCTTATGCTAGTGAAAGTGAACTCGATAACAATAAAATCAGAAAAATATGCAAAAAATGCACACTTGATTGGCTTCAATCAGAAGGGGAATAGGAGAGAATATGGAAGATAGATATTTATTCAAAGCAAAGAAAACTGATAGCGAAGAATGGGTTGTTGGTTATTATGGAGTTATCGGGAAAAGAAATGTAATTATTGAGAAATACGCAGAAAATTATTATTGTCCTGATACATGCGAATCTCGACATGGAAATCAAATTCACGAAGTAAATTCAAAGACAATCTGCCAATGCACAGGCTTGAAAGACAAGAACGGCAAGCTGATTTGGGAAAATGACATTATTTTGTTCCAACGAGATAATGATGATTGCCCATTCCCAAACAAAGATACGAAGAAAAGGTTGGGAAAAGTATTCTATAAAGGCTTTAGAACAACATTTGCTATCGGAATGGGGAAAAATGGAAGCAGTTCTATAAATGATGATTTGTGGAAATATGTTCAAAACGGAAATAGAGTAGAAGTTATCGGCAACATCTTTGACAATCCGGAGTTATTAGAAAGTGAGGGATAATATGAAAGAGAGTGAAGCAATTAAAATCTGTAATACTATTGGTTTTGCAACATCCTTTAGTAATCCCCAAGGGATACCGCTAAATACAACTAAAGAGGAGCTTACAGAAGGAATGAGAATAGCAATACAGGCACTTGAAAAGCAAATCCCGAAGAGACCGAATAAAACAATAGATTCATCTTGGGGAATACAAAAAGAAGTCCATACATGCCCTGTATGTGATTGCGATTTGACAGAAGTGTATTTTATTGCACCACAAGAAAGTAAAATCAAGGAAAAAATAACTTATTGTGAAGCTTGCGGACAAGCCATTGATTGGGGTGATGAAGAATGACCGACATAACAACAGTAATATACACTACCCTCATAGTATCCGGCATAATCGATCTGACAGAGGTAGCGTTTGCGTGGTACGACATTCATGGACGAGATAAGACTGATGATGAGATACAAGAGCAGTGGTGCAGTGAAAATATTAAACATTAATTAATTTATCAGAAAGGAATAGGTTGTGCGCACATAAAACCGAGGTTTCCTTTTGGTAAGAGAAAATGAGTTACAAGAAAAAACTGAAATGCGAGATTTATCGTGATTCAATGCAGAATTACAAGAAATATGCAATACCCCCAGCACAGTTGATTATAGCTGATGTTCCTTATAATGTTGGAAACAACTTCTATGGCAGTAACCCTATGTGGTACAACGGCGGCGATAATAAGAACGGAGAGAGTAAACTTGCGAAAAAGGCGGCTTTCAATTCGGATTTTAACTTTAATTTGTATGAATACTTCCATTTTTGTTCAAAAATGTTGAAAAAAGAGGACGCAAAGCCTATTCCAAGAGGGAGAAGCAGTAGCAGCCCTTGTATGATTGTATTTTGCTCGTTTGAACAGTTACCGACATTGATTGCAGTAGCGAAGAAACACGGATTTGTTAATTACATACCGCTTGTATTCTGTAAAAATTACAGTCCACAGGTACTTAAAGCGAATATGCGTATCGTTGGTGCTACGGAATATGCGCTTGTACTGTACCGAAATAAGTTACCGAAATTCAGAAACGGCTTGCAGATTGATGAAAATGGAAAGAATATCAGAGGTACAGGACATATGGTATTTAACTGGTTTGACGGCGGTAATGAAGCGGAATGGGGCAGAACTTACTATAACAATGGTTCATATATGATGTGGGAGAAAGACGGAAAAGATGTACCGAAAATTCATCCAGCGCAAAAGCCTGTAACAGTCCTTAAAAAGCTGATTGAGATTTTTACAGACGAGGGGGACGTTGTTATTGACCCTTGTTGCGGTAGTGGTAGCACACTAAGAGCCGCCGCAGAACTTGGCAGAAGTGCATACGGATTCGAGATTGACAGAAACTTTTACGAGAGGGCAAAGAATGAAATGCTTGTATTTGAAAAAGACAACCAAATGAATATAAGTGATTTTATATGAGGTGAAACAATGAAGCACTACAAACCAATTAAATGTGTAGTTTGTAGCAAGATATTTACACCGACCGCAGCTAACCAAAATACGTGTTGTGAAGCACATAGACAGCAGAGAGCTACGGAATTAAGGAAAATCAGAGAAAAGAAAAGGCTTAAAAGAAAGCCTGTTAAGAAAAACAAACTTGCGGAAATCTGCGAGATTGCTAAAAGCAAGGGTATGAGCTACGGACAATATATGGCAGAGCAGTATAAAAAGGAAGTGATGATAAAATGATTATAACAATTATAGGTGTGATTGCGGTTATTATAGCAGTAATGGCAGTTGCTTGTTGTATTATGAATACCGATGATGAGGATATATGCTACGATCACATGGAAAAGACAGGATATGCCGTGTTTGGCTGTTGCGCTGGAATGGAAGAAGAATGTTGTAAGAATTGCAGATACCATGTAAATGTAAAGGGGAATAACAAAAATGGATGAATGTTGTGGAAATTGCAAATATCATCAATACGAGGACATATCGCAAGGTTGGGTATGCTGTAACCAAGATAGCGAATATGTAGCTGATTGGACGGATTATACCGACAGTTGCGAGGAATGGGAGAGCAGAGATGAAATGTAGAACTGTGAGTGATACAGAACTGATTAAAAGACAATGCGTATACGAGGACAACAAGCCGTGCAACAGTTCATGCCGATACTCAAGTACTTGTATACACAGTGCAAACAAAACCGAAGAATAGGAGATAGGGTCTATGAAGTTTTCAAAGCTGACTAGGCCGGAACTTGAAGAAATTTTGAAAAATGCCAATTTCACCGATGAGGAAGCGGAAGTTTTTGAACTATTAGTTGCCAATAAAAGCCTTGAAGAGGTATCACAGAGACTATTAATTTCAAAAACAACCACTTCCCGGAGAGTGGCGGACATTAAAGAAAAGATAGAAAGGAGTCAGGCAATGATTAATAAAGTGCCAATATGGGAAAAAGTAACGCTGACGATTGATGAAGCTGCGGAATACAGTAACATCGGAATTAACAGAATCAATGATATGCTTAATAATCCCTCATGTCCTTTTGTGCTCTTTGTCGGAAGAGGCAAGCGATTAGTTAAGCGCAAGGAGTTTGAAAAATACCTCGAAAAGACAGATAGCATATAGATATATTGAATTATGAGCCATTATGTAGTAATATAGAAATTATCATATAATGGCTTTTGATTTTGAAAGGAGCCATAAATCAGTATGGGAAAGGATTTGAGAGGAAAAGAGCTGGGAGTCGGAATAACCCAGCGCAAGGACGGACTCTATCAGGGGAGATATAAAGATAGGTTCGGCAAGAGTAAGACAATTTATAATAGCAAGTTGTCAGAACTGCGGAAAGAACTTAGTAAAGCAGTGACCGACAATCAACAATTCACAAGTGTTAGAGACAGCATTACCCTTGATGTGTGGTTTGACAGGTGGATGAATGTATACAAGAAAAAGAGAGTGCGCCCCAATACCATTAGAGAGTATACGCATATATATAAGAAGAACATTTCACCATACTTAGGAAACCACGAAATAACATCTATTCGCAAGTCAGATGTACAGCTACTTATCGACAAAGCTTCTGACGATAACTATAAGTATGAGAGACAGAGCAAAATCAAGGTTATTTTAAATGACATGTTCAGTAGAGCTATGGAAGATGACCTGATGATTAAGAATCCGGCGAAAGGTGTAAAGCTGAGAGCAGACAAAGAAGTTAATGCTTTTGCATTGACAGTAGAGCAACAGAGCGAGTTTTTTGAAGCATGTAAAGGCACATTTTACGACAACATGTATAATGTGGCAGTTAATACAGGCTTGCGCCCAGGAGAACTGTTTGCGCTCACTATTGCAGATATACATATGGACGAGGGGTATATTGATGTTAATAAGACACTTGTGTATCAGAAATACCTTGAAGATAAAGGCAAGACATTTCATGTTGAGCCACCAAAAACCAAGCAGAGTTACAGACACGTACCAATTAACAGTGTGTGCAAGGAATATCTGACGAAACAATTTGAGCTTAAAAAGATAGTTTCGACACGCAGGCCTAAAGAACAGAACGAATATTTGTTTGTTACAAGGTTTAACACACCAATTAATTCGGTTATATACAGCGACTCTATACGTTCAGTTGTAAGACGGATAAATGATACAAAGAGCAGTGACAATGAATTTCCATTTTTTAGCGGTCACACATTCAGACATACGTTTGCGACAAGATGTTTTGAGTCAGGGATAGAGCCGAAAGTTGTTCAATCATATTTGGGTCATGCAACATTGAAAATGACAATGGACTTGTATACACATGTTACACCCGAAAAGTCGTTTGCTGACATTGAAAAAATCGTTGGCACTGACAACAAAATCATAGAATATAGAAGAAAATGTGTGTAGTAAGTGTGTAGTAGTACACACTCTCAATTTACAGAATGTTGAAAAATCAGCACTTGTAGGGCATTTTTGTACTAAAGCTGGTAAAATTATTATGTATATCAAGGAGTGCCATACGATTTCGTAAATAACGGCGCAATCCTAAGAAAATAAAGGGTCTGCGGGATTTTCGTAAAATCGTAAAAAATATAAAATTCTATGTATTTTAATGTATTTTAATACCAAAAGTGTGTAGTAACTGTGTAGTAACCACCCCAAAAAGTGTGTAGTAAAAATTGTATATAGAAAAGCCATTATATGACACAAATATGAGAAGAACATGGAAATGCTCTTCTCTTTTTTTATGCCACAATTTAGGCATAAGGAGATGATGTTATGTTTGACGATGAAGTAAGAGAACAAATATTTGCTAAAAGCGAGTTACAAAAAATCGACCTAATGACATTATCCCTTGTCATTAAAGCAATCGAAGAGGTTTTGGAGGAAAGAGAAAATGAACATGCCGTATCAGCAACCAATGATGAATTATACACCTAATTATGGAGCATATCAGTACAACCCAATGGCAAACTATCAGAGATACCAACAGCCCGAACCGACGCAAGGAATAAGCGGTAGAGTAGTACAAGCAGTTGAGACTATTAATCCCAATGAGGTGCCAATGGATGGCAGTGTGGCATTTTTCCCAAAACAGGATATGTCGGAAATTTATGTCAAGGGCTGGAATGCTGACGGAACAATTAATACGATTGTGTATAAGCCTTATACAGCCCCTAAAGATAATCAGGCAGTAAATTCTATGGCTAATACAGAAAATGCTAAATTTACCCTATCAGATGAAAGCACACAGCTATTTCTGAATAAGTTTGAGGAATTATCAGAGAAAATAGGACAGCTAGAAGATAGATTTGATAAATCTTTAGGAACACAAAGAAAAACTTCACGAACACAAAAGGAGAGTGAGTCTTAATGAATCCTATGCAGATGTTACAAGGCATGAGAAACCCACAGCAGTTTTTGCAACAAATAGCGGGAAATAATAGTGTAATGAGCAATCCAATGGCTAGGAATGCCATGCAGATGGCTCAAAAGGGGGATTCCAAAGGCATCGAACAGATGGCTAGGAATTTGTGCAAAGAAAAGGGAATTGACGCAGATAAGGCTTTTGAGTCGTTTAAAAGCCAATTAGGAATGTGATACTAATTCTTGCAAGATTATGTATATAAAAATGAATTATGGAGGTAAATTCTATGTTTAACACAGGTAATTGTGCATCCGTTCCGCTTGTTGCGAACATTGACGGAAACGGAAATAACAACGGATGGGGCGCGGAAGGCTCATGGTTATGGTTCATTATCGTTATCTTCGCTATCTTTGGATGGGGCGGATTCGGCAACGGATTCGGAGGAAACGGAATGAATGGCGGTGTCGGCAGTGAGATTCAGAGAGGTTTTGATAATCAGGCTGTTGTATCAAAACTTGATGGCATTTCAAACGGCTTATGTGACGGCTTTTATGCCATGAACAACAGTATGCTCACAGGTTTTAATGGTATTAACACAAATATCATGCAGACCGGATATGGCATACAACAGGCGGTAAACGCTGATACAGTCGCTAATATGCAGAATACTAACGCTTTACAGTCACAGCTTGCTAACTGCTGCTGCGAGACAAGAGAAGCCATTCAGGGTGTAAACTACAACATGGCTACACAGGCAAACGCATTGCAGAATACAATGTGCAACAACACAAGAGATATTATCGACAGCCAGCAGGCAGGCACGAGGGCCATCCTTGATTTCCTGACAAATGACAAGATTGCAACACTTACAGCAGAGAACAATGATTTACGCAGAGCTGCTTCACAAGATAGACAGAACGCACTTCTGACTACTACAATGGCAGCGCAGACAAATCAGATTATTGACGCTGTAAGACCTACACCGGTTCCATCATTCCCGGCAAGCAACCTTTATGGATATGCTTATAACGGATGCGGATGCAATACAGGTTGCGGATGTTAAAACTGAATAATTGAGTATCTTAATTGAGTTAACTCGATTATGTCTGCTAAGCAGTATTACTTATAACCCAAGGGCAGACTATAATGTTTGCCCTTATTTTGTGAAAGAGAGGTAATAAAAATGGCTGAATTTTCAAATGTTGCAACACAGACAGTTGCAGTAAATGGGAATGTATTATTTACAGATGCACCAACATCTGTATGCAATAAAGGATATATTTCGCACAGAACAGGAAGTGGATTAATTAACCTTAAAGGTGCTACCAACACTTGCAAAGCAAAGTACAGAGTAGAATTTAACGGAAATGTTGCAGTTCCTACGGGCGGAACCGCAGAAGCAATTTCATTAGCTATTGCTGTCGAGGGTGAACCAGACTTATCTACACTGGCAATCTCTACACCAACAGCAGTTGAAGCATTTAACAATGTGTCTATGGCAACAGATGTATGGCTTCCTTGCGGATGCTGTCAGGCCGTTTCTGTCAAGAATACATCTGCACAGGCTATCAGTGTTGCAAATGCTAGCATCACAGTAAATCGAATTGGTTAGGGGGCGAGAGTATGCACGTTGAAAGAATACACAAAATGCAAGAGTGTCTTACAGAGAAAGCCGTCAGCGAGTTTGAAAAGGGCATTGAAAATGTTGACACTTCTGAAATGGGTGAGGTCGTGGACATGATAAAAGACCTTGCAGAAGCCGAGTATCATTCAATAATTTCCAAGGCTATGAAAAAGGCTGATGAAGAGGAAGAAGAGTACGACAAAGAACTCCTAAGAAGTCTTAAGGCAGAATATGGTGAAGAAAGTGGTAGAAGATATTACGACCAATATCGCTATGCAAATGGCAGATTTGCCCCTAAAGGTCGTGGAACACGCAGAGGATATGAAGAACCGCCATATTATCACATGCCGGTAAACTACAACGACATGGAGTATATGCGCGACATGGATAAGAGCCGAGGTAAGATGTACTACTCTGAACCGATTGCACCACATGTGAGTGAAAGCAATTATGACAGAGCAAAGAGACATTATACCGAGACAAAGGAAATGCACAAAGGAGCTTCTACAGAGGATAAAGAGCATAAAATGAAAGCCCTTGATATGTATATCCGTGAATTAAGTGGAGATATATCGGAGCTTTTAAATGACATGACGCCCGATGAACGCAATCTTTTGCGCACCAAGATGAGCAATCTTGCGTCAAAACTGTAATTATTAAGGCTATGGGTAGTAATGCTCATAGCCATTTTTAGAGGGTATAAGCATGGATATAAGAGTTAATGATACATTGTGGCACATACAATTTAAAAAGCCCACATCAAGCGAATTAAGGCGGTCTGACGGTACGATAAGTTTAGGAGTGACTGATAATACAACCAAGACAGTAACGATAGCTGATAATGTGTCTGATTACATGGCTGACAAAATACTATGCCATGAGCTAGTGCATGTGTACTCATTTTCATACGGCTGTGACATCGACATAGAGACAGAAGAAATAATCGCAGACTTTATGAGCCTGTATGGGCGAAATATTGTATACACGGCTGACAAAATATTTAATTTATTTGAGCAGAAATATGGATAAAATAGACAGACTATTAGAATACATACACCGGACTAATCCGGAAATGACACGGCAGAAATTGATTGAAGAACTAAGAGAGAGTGATTACAGCGCCAAAAGCATTTATTTTTTGGCGATTCAAAATTCAAATTCCTAAAAATTTTAGGATGAAAAAAGTACCCCCGTACCTTTTGATTTTTCGATTTCAAAAATCCGTTCGCAAAATTTTACAAAAACTTGTCGAGAACTTGCAAAGAACTCGCACCGCACTTTAATCGAGTAAAGTTTTCTGAAAATTCAAACATTTTCCATGAGTTGGCGCGCCTGACTTGTTAGATATTGCACCCGGCACGGCTTGACGGCTCGAACCTCTACAGCAATATTATAAAGCATTGTAAACGGCTTATTTTGTGGCTTATTTTAGTGCACTTGATAAAATCCACGCTAACACGTTTAAAAGCCCTTGAATCGCCAAATACACGACTTAAAATGTGTATATCATAAAATCATAGAATATTTTTGTTAATTTGTCAATGTACAACAAAAAGGGATATAATATATCCTTAGTAATAGCGCGTGGTATATTTCCCGGCTACGTAGTCACAAAACAATGTGACCGGGTGAACGTGCGCGCGCTTTTCTACGACTTGCAACCATTCGCCTGACCTTTGAACTGTTATTTTTAACTCGTGTGACTCCATCCATTCGATACAATCATATTTGATATAATTAAAGTCACTTATTTTCGTTACTTCATAGCCTAGCGCCTTGACTCGCTTATATATTTCCTTTTTTCCTAAATACTCATAATTAGACATAATACGCCCCCCTATCTATAACAAGCCTTAATTATTGGGCTTATATAATTCTCATGGTTCAGGAAATTAATAAAAGCCGTCCGCCGGTATTCCTTGCCACTAATAAGCGTGGTAATATCGTCACATGCGCCCGACTCTGCGACAGCTCTGAAAATCTCTGTGATTGCTTTACGTGTGGCGCGCTCGCTTGCCTGATATTCCGGTGCGCTTTGATATTTGCCGTTGTAGCGTGCTCTTATTTCACGTTCTACAGCGTCAAGCGTAGTTAGTTCGTTATCCATTCATTAACCCTCTTTTCTGTTTTAGTACATGATTTATAAGCTATTTTTTGACCTTTTCGCGATCTGTCGTGCGTTAATCTGTTTTTATAGGTGGTAACGCAAATCACCTACAAGGGCGCACAATTATTTTTTCAAGCATTGCACCTCTTGAGCCTGATATAAATATAAGGGCATTTATAAGACCTCTTGGCGCGATTATTTACCGGACGCGCGGACGGAGTGCAATATATACAGTTGTAAAGCCGTATAAAAGCACCTATGAAAAATATTGAATTGATTAATACAAGGCCTGAAAAGCCTTATATATAAAGCTAAATAGCCGGACTTGCACCGGCTGGAATACCTTTGTTAATTTGTATTGCTATTAGATTGTAATATCCTTTACAGGAAAAGCCGCCGCAGGGCTTCGAACCCACGCAAGCCGAAACAAGGACGCCGGCCACGGCAAAAAGGACAGATAAACCGCCAATAATTTCAACAAAAATGATTTATAGCATTTTGCAACCCTTTTATACTCTTCGCAGATAAAATATCATTAAAATAACAATTATAATGGGAATAATCAATTTGAATTATTGTAAATATGTTTTCATTTTCGCATTTTGTCCATATTCCATTATTCTTTTTGCATTCAAATCCGTTGTAATTCATTAAATCACCTCACAAATTAATAAAAAAATAAAAATAAACCACCATACCCAATAACAAGGCACGACACAAAAAGCCCGAAAGCCTTTAAAAGCTCGATAAAGTCTCTCATAGTTGCGCCCCCTTAATATGCTAATTGTTTGCCACAAATCGGGCAAAATTTGATAGATTGCATTGTGCTATGTCCGTTTATGGTTTGACAAAAACTAACACTTATGTCATGCTTGTATATTTCCGGCATAAACTCAAGTAAACGAGTACCGCCCGGCGCGTATTCATCACAAACATGATAAAAACCTTCCTCGCAGTCCTTGCCCTTGTAAAATTTTGCGCCACTGTCTACAGTTTCATAATTTTTAAAATCAATCCTTGTTTTGTTCATTTTCTCCACCTCTTTAATATTAAGCCGGTGAACTTGCACCGGCTTATTTTACTTAATTCCAATTAATTGCTAAATGCTCGAAAGTCTTTTCGATGTCTGTTGAGCTGTCCGCGGTAAAATCTCCAATAGCTTTATTGTTAATATAACAATTTCCCCAATATTTCCCGGTCAAATCGTTAAAAAATATATTGATTTTTTCAACCGCTTTTATTTTGTCATTGTGCCACATGTCTATATTAATCATGGTTTGTGCCCCCTCTAATTTGCTTTTTGCGCGTGCTTGTTTAGTTCTCTGTATAATATCAAGCAAGAAGTACGCTCCGCCTTGCTATTGTTATATTTCTGCTTTTCTGTCTCTGTCTCATCTAGGATATTTCCTAACCATTCAGTTGCAAAACCTAAAAAAATATCATCAGCAACCGGGAACGCTGTCGGGATGCCTTGCATCCAATCAATAAACAAGTCTTGACGGCTCATTTTGCCGGCCTCATATCTCAAATCATTGTCAAGTTTTTCGCGCTTGAAAGCTTCTAAAATATCCTTGCAGATGTCGTTATATTCTGTTTTCATCTCTGCGCCGTCATATGTGTAATATTCCTCTGCACTCTCGTAACTGTCCATAATTTCCTTTTTTAATGCCTCATTAACTTCTTTACAATTTAATTTTCTCATGGTTTACACTTTTTCCCACGTATGTTATAATATACGCGCCTTTCATATTATTTTGTTTGGTGCTCATCGTGTAACTTTGGATGGCTGCGCGATGAGCTTTTTTATTTTGTTCCTTGTCTTTCGACTTGACTAAAGTATACCAAAATGTAAGGCACAAAACAATTGACAAAATACACAAAATGTAAGGCACAAAATAGTAAAACTATTATACCTGTCTCTTATACACATCTGACGCTGCCGACGAATAGCCTTGTGTAGATCTCGGTGGTCGCCG